ATGGGTTCGCCCCGTTCGCAAGATAATCCGGTAGCAGAGACCAACACGAAGGCGCAGGGCGGTCAGAAGGACGGCTCCGTGGCGGCCGATCACCAGGCCGTGGCGCTGGTGCATGGGGTGGCGACAGCAGCGAAAACCCTGCCGGAAGTCTCTGATGACAAACAGACTTCGCGCCCATAGCCTGGGGCAATGTCGAACGGGCCCTGGACGGATGAAGAGAACGACCTGATCGTCGCGGATTACTTCGCGATGCTGGCCGACGACATCTCCGGACGGCCCTACAAGAAGGCCGAACACCGCCGCACACTCCTCCCGCTGCTAAACGACCGGTCCGAGGGGTCCATCGAGTTCAAGCACCAGAACATCAGCGCGGTGCTGAAGGGGCTCGGCGAGGACTGGATCCCCGGCTACAAGCCCGCGTTCAATTTTCAGATGACGCTGGTGGATGCCGTGGCGCGGTGGCTGGCGCTGAACCCGGCCTGGCTTGGGCGCCAACCGGGGCTGCAAACAGCCGTTGGCCTGCGCGAGGCGGCGCAGATCTGGATCGGACCACCGCCGACGCTGTCGAACCAGCCGCCCCCGCAGGAGCTTGACCAGATGCTACACATTGCCCGCAAGTTCGACGTGGCGGGCCGGGACGAACGCAACCGGGCCCTCGGGCGTGCCGGCGAGGAGCGCGTGCTGGCGCATGAACGGGCGTCTCTGCGCTCGGCAGGACGGGATGATCTGGCGCGCAAGGTGCGCTGGGTGTCGGAGGAGGATGGCGACGGCGCGGGCTACGACATCGCGAGTTTCGGACCGGACGGCCGGGCACGGCTGATCGAGGTCAAGACGACGAACGGATGGGAGCGCACGCCCTTCCACATCACCCGCAACGAACTGGCCGTGGCCGAGGAGCGTCGGTCGGAATGGCGTCTGCTCCGCCTGTGGAATTTCTCACGCGAGCCGAAGGCGTTCGAACTGCATCCGCCGCTGGACGCGCATGTCTCGCTGACGGCGACGACGTTTCAGGCGAGCTTTCACTGAGCCTCAGTCGAACACCCGCTCCGGCTGTTCGTGCCATGGCAGGGCCGCGACGTCTGCCAGTTTCAACAGGGTCACGGCGGGCACCTCGCGCTTGTAGACCAAGCGCTTGAGGACCCCCGGCGCGAGATAGGCGAGCCGCAGCTGTCGGCTGACATGGCGTTCGGCCAGCCTGACGGCTTTCGCCAGATCGGTGACCGTATTGAACTCGCCAGCTTCCATGCGCCGCCGCCAGCCCCACGCCCGGCCAATGGCGCGCAGGATATGCGGATCCTGCGTTCGGTCTTCGCTGGGCAGATAGGTAGCAGGCGGCATGATCTTCGGCCGACCGTTCTGCTTGCGGACCTTGAGCGGCACGAAGATCTGGATGGACTCGTCGGGTTTCATCATTCCGCCGCCACCCTCTTTCGTGGGGCCATCATGTCGCGCATGACGCCCGAGACGCCGTCGGTCCGGACATCGATCACCAGCCCCTCGGACGTCACAGTGACCCGGCGCACCAGCAACTGCACGATCCGGGTCTGCTCCGCAGGGAACAGCTGGCCCCAGACGTCCTCGAACGTCTGCAGCGCGGAGATCACGTCGGCCTCGGCGAAGGCATGACCCTCGCGCGCCAAGTGTGCGATGACTTGCGCCGTGATCGACGGGGCGCGCATCACCCGCCGCAACTCGGTCACCACAGCCGCTTCCACGAGGTCAGCCGGAAGGCGGCGCGGGATGCCCTCATCGCTAGGTTCGCGATTCTTGATGACGTCCATCGAGACATAGTACCGGTATCGCCGCGCGCCCTTCTTCGTGCTGCTCGGGGTCATGGCGGCGCCCGTGGCCGTAAAGATCAGCCCCTTGAGCAAGGCAGGTGCCTGCGCCCGGGTGTTATTGGCGCGCTTGCGGGGGCTCTCCCGCAAGATGGCATGGACCTGATCCCACAGCTTCTGGTCGATGATGGGTTGATGCTCGCCCGGATAGGCCTTGCCCTTGTGGACCGCGTAGCCGCGATAGACGCGGTTCACCAGCACCCTGTAGAGATATCCCTTGTCGACCAAGGTACCCTGCTTGCTGCGGAGCCCTTTGCTGCGAAGTTCGCGCGCCAGCACGGTCGCTGAACCGACCTCGACGAACCGCTCGAAGATGCCCCGCACGGCGGCGGCCTCGTCCTCGTTCACCACGAGTTTGCGGTCCTTCACATCGTACCCGAGCGGGACGTATCCGCCCATCCACATGCCCTTCATCCGGGAGGCGCGGACCTTGTCGCGGATGCGCTCGGCCGTGACCTCGCGCTCGAATTGGGCGAAGCTCAGCAGGATGTTCAGCGTCAGGCGGCCCATCGACGTGGTCGTATTGAAGGACTGCGTGACCGACACAAAGGTCACGCCGTTGCGGTCGAAGACCTCGACCAGCTTCGAGAAGTCCATAAGCGACCGCGACAGGCGGTCGATCTTGTAGACGACCACCACATCGATCAGGCCGTCTTCGATGTCGGCCAGAAGCAACTTGAGGCCGGGCCTTTCCAGCGTCCCGCCCGAGATTCCACCATCGTCATACTGATCGCGGACCAGCACCCAGCCTTCGGAGCGCTGGCTAGCGATGAAGGCCTCGCAGGCCTCTCGCTGGGCGTGAAGGCTGTTGAACTCCTGCTCCAGCCCTTCCTCGGAGGATTTGCGCGTATAGATGGCGCAGCGTTGGCGACGGATGGGATTTGCACGCTGATTCATCAATCGTTCCCCCACTTGCGTTCGCGCAACCCGAAGAAGCGGTAGCCATTCCAGCGCGTCCCGGTGATCGCCCGCGCAATCGCGGACAAGGATTTGTAGGGGCGGCCTTGCCAATCGAACCCGTCTCGCAAGACGGTAATCGTGTGCTCGACCCCGTTCCATTCGCGGATCAGCCTCGTGCCAACTACAGGGTTACGAGGATCGGCGATCTGGCTCTTGCGTGTCAGGGTGCCGCTGACCTCGTCGGCCAGCAGGTCCAGCATGCGCCGGGTTTCGCGATCAGGACCGCCATACGTCAGTTCCTGGATGCGGTAGGCCAACCGGCTCTCGAGGAACGCCCGGCTGTTGTTCGGCGCCGCTGTCGCAAAGATCGTCTGCCACTCCGACTTCAACTGGTTGACGGACATGGACTTCAACGCGGCCAGGCGCGCGGGGATGGGATCGGGCTTCGTCATGCGTTTCTCCGGTGAGTTGGAGTTGCATGACGGCATTGGTCGTCGGGATAGTGTAGGCAACGTTCTCCAGTATTGTCAGATACTTCGCGCCCATCCTGCCCGAGCAACCGAACCAGCCCGAGTGCCAGCAGGCCGTAGAGCTCGGCGCGGCGCTCGGCGGCGGTCATCTGTTCGGGAGGCAGGGGATTGGGGCGTTTCATGCGGGCGAGTCCAAGATGGCTTGCTCTGCCCCTACTCCTCAGGCGGAGAAACCGTCCCAAGGCCGTGAAGACAGCGCGAAGTCAGCAGCTCAGACTCGACTCGAGGTTGCCAGATCGGGTAGAACATAATCAGAACTTCAATCAATCCTTGCCGCCAAGACACGAGCATTCGATGCGCCAAATAGGGCGCTTCTGCTTATAGTGCGGCCAATGCAGCCTGCGGGTGGCTGAGTGAGCCCGCGATCGGAACAGTTGGTGTCAAGAGGAGAGCATATGGCGAAAAGGATCCGCAACTTCATCGATCGGGCGTTTTCTCGGACCGTCGATCTTAAAATGCTGCATCGCCTTCTCAGCCCCTATCTCGAACAGATCGGATTTGATTGGGATACGTTGCCCACTGACGATGCCAAACGGCGCGAGGCGATTTTCAAACTATTTGCCAAGGCCGACTTGAGATTTCCGGCACCGCTTCAGTTCGCCCTCTACAACATTTCCACGCTGTCCACGGATGCGGGCGCCCGGTTCATCCAAGAGATTGCGTCTGAAATTGGCGTCGACGTTCTGGCTACCCACCGCATCGACGACGCGCCTGACGATCTGCGCTTTACGCCGCGGTTCATGGCCTTGGCTACATGGCTGGATCATCGGACTGTTTTCGACAAGGCGTTGAGCGCTGCCGCATTCCTTGCGCATACGACCAAACTCGAGCGCGACGCCGACCGGGAAAATGTCGAACCAAGGCACCATGAACATGGGGTACAGTACGCCTTTGCCGAAGCGGTGCAGAAGCATTTCCTGGGACGGTACAACGGCCGTTACTGCGATGTTCGGTGGTTCGAGGACGAGGACCTGCTCCGCATTCTGATCCTGCATGGATCCAAGCCTGAGACAAAGAACGTCGACCAGGGGGGAGCGGAAGACACGCTGAAGTTTCGGGAGATCGTCCAGTCCACCATCGAATTCGATCCGAGGCAGGGTTCGATCGCCGTCGGCTCGAAGTCGGCAACCGATGCCAAGACGCTGGTGAAGCTCTTTGGCGAGCACATCCTCGGGGACAAGGAAATCTTCGAGGCGTCTGCGAAGGAACAACTTTACACGCTCGAGCCGCTTCAGCGGCAGGGCGCCGCGTTCAAGTTTCACCTCGACGACAGTGGAGACATCACCCACGTCTCCTTGCGCGAGGTTCGCATCGATGAAGCGCAGGTCACCAAGACCGGGAGGCTGAAACGTTCACCATGGTTCCTGACGCTCGGCGACACGGATAACGCGCTGAAACGCTTGAAGGTAGTAGCGCCGGAGATCGAGATCGACGACATCCGGATTGTGCATGCTAAGCTCGATGTGACGATTGAGGTTGACGGCACCGAGACCGTTGTTCCGGTCACGATCAGGCCGCCGCGCACCGTCAGCATGCGCGACCACTCGCACGAACGGCTCATCCTTGAAATGCTCGAAGACAATGACATTCGCAAACGCCGCAGATCTGATCAGGCTGCTGCTGCGGCAGAGTGATCGCCATCCGGTCCGTGCCATCGGTGCGGCGGAGCTGGAGGCCTACGATCCGCGCTTCCGCCGGTCGCTGCGGAACTTGGGAGTTCTGGTGCCCCGAGTAGATCTGCCCGACGATGGCGGCTCGGTGTTCGGGGTGATCGACGGATCACTGATCGTCGTCGATCCAGAGACCGGCGAGTGCGAACGGCACGACGATGCGCTGGACATCCAGACTTTCGACATCGACTTCGCCGCCCTTTGCCGAGCGATCCGCGAGCAGTCTGGGCTGAGCGGGCCGGGTCCAACGGCGATCTCCTCCAGAATATGGAGGCTGGGTCGTTATCAACAGCATGGTCGTGCGGCTGAAATCTGCCTTGTGCGGCTGCTGCGAGAGGAAACAGCGCAAGAGATTCTGGACCATGTGCGCGGCGCGATCGATACCGAGACTTCGGTCGCCCTCGTCAGTCTCGGGTGCAGCGAGCTGCCAACCGTGGTCACGCGTCAGCTGGATCGCCTTCGCATGACGGTGTCCTACGCCGAAGATCTGCTGCGCGACGATCCAGTTCGTCCGTTTGCACTTGATCTCGGCCGAGTTCGCTTGGCCACGGGAAAGCAAGCGTCAGATGCGCGGTTTCAGGTCGACCGCATCGGTCGGCGCGCAATCTTCGATGGCGTCGAGATCGACATTGAGCCTCGTGACTTCGACGCTGTCGTCTTGCTTGGGGATGAGGCCTTGGCCGCCGGTGGGTGGGTCTCGAACGAGCGTCTGGCGGCAGCGATTCAGGCGAGCACGGGGCGGGAGAGCAATCCCGAACAGGTTGATCGCTGCATCAACCGCCTGCGTGATGCCTTCAGAAAGAATCCGCAGCTAAGTTCGGTCCCGAGAAACGGGTTCATTGATCGCAAGTCCAAGGTCGGCGCGCGCTTCACCCTATCCCCATCTGACATCGCCTTCATCGCCTAGATCCGTTCGCCGGTAGCGGGAGGTTTTCGGGAGGTTTCCGGGAGAAGCCCGAGAGATAAGTAATTTCCGCAGGTTGCATCTTCGACTGGTCAACGCAAACGACCAGGATCGAAACAGATGCTCCCACCCATTTCCCCCGATGACCTTGCTACTCTGATCGACGAGGCGGCCTTTGCCGCGCGCCGCCTGCATCGCAAGCTGGTGCTGCCCGCTGCCGATCTCGACGATCTCCGCCAGGACCTGCTGGTCGACCTGATCTGCCGGTTGCCGGGTTTCGACGCCCGCCGTGGCAGCATCGGCGCTTTCGCCAACATCGTCCTGCGCAACCAGTCGTCGCGGATTGCGATCCGCCATCACCGCCAGCGCCGCGCACAGGGTGGCACCGTGATTTCGCTGGATGCACCCGTTTCCGGCGGCACCGAGTCGCTGGGTTGCATGCTGGCAGAGGCGGACAGTCTGGCCGCCTGGCATGGGCAGGATCGCTCTGCCGTGGATGATGCCGAGACCCACCACGATCTCGCGCGTGCGCTGGGCGAACTGCCTGACGACATGCGTGGCCTCTGCGCGGCACTTTGCACCTGCGCCGTTCCCGAGATCGTCAGCCGCACCGGCATCTCCCGTTCCGCCCTCTACCGGCACATCGCCCGCCTGCGGCTCGACCTCGCCATGCGCGGGCTCGGGGCGGAGTGGGACGGTTCCAAGGCGGCGTGAGTAGAGGACCGACATGGAGATGTTCGTCATGCACCCCACCGCCTTCATCCCGGCCAAGCCCCGGCCGCTCACCGATATCGAGTTCTGTGCCTGGATCGGTCAGGCCATGCCGGGCGACCGCCTCGAGTATCATCGCGGGTTCCTCGGCATTGACGCCACGGCGGTGATCTCGACCCTTCCGGAACCGGATCGCCGCAGGTTGGGAGCACTGGCAAGTGCCACCCACCGCGCCTTCGAGGCCGCGCTGGTGCATCTGGTGCAGGTCCGGGTCGGCCCCGACCGCTTCGCCTATCTGGCCATCGCGCGGACCAAGCCGCGCCATGCGCCGATCCCGCTTTCCCAACTCATCGCGACAGAGGAGGCCGCCTGATGCGCGCCGTGCTTGCCTGGATCGGGGATTGGCTCCCGCCGTCCCTCTATTTCGCCATCGCCGGTAAACCGGCCGAGACCGCGACAACGGAGCCGCAGCCCGCGCGGCTGCCGAACCTGATGACGCGGCTCCGCCGTGCCTTCCACAGCCTCGACGACTTGCCGGAGGCGATCCCCGCGCCCTGGCGCGAGGGGAACGAGACCGAGCCGCTGCTGATCGAGATGGCGACCATCGACGACATCGCCTTCGCCGTGGTGGCGGCGAATGCCGACGTGTCGGCCGCGATCCGCCGCTCCTCGGCGCTCGAACGGCTCCACCGCCTGGCCCGCGAGGCCGGGGCTCTCGGCATGGACCGCGCCGTTGATGCGGCCTTGAAGCGAGAGGGGCGCTGATGGCCATGCCGTTCCCCAGCACCGATGCGCCGAACGAGGGGCGCGACGGCAATATGCCGAAGTTCGATGACCTCGACCGGCTGTCCATCGGCGAGATCGCCGACATGCCGCCTGCGCTGCTTCTCGCGCTCCAGGAAGAAGCAGCGACCGAGACCGCCCGGGTCAAGCGCCTGAAGGACCGTTTCGAGGTGGCGTTGGCGCAGCGCTACAGCGCGGCGACCGAGGCCGAGCGGTCTGCGCAGGGCAAGACCTCCGGCACAGTCCGGATCGAGGATGCGGGCGTGGTGGTGATCGCCGACCTGCCGAAGAAGGTCACATGGGATCAGGACCGGCTGGCCGCGATGGCAACCCGAATCCGCGAGGCGGGCGACGATCCCACCCAGTACCTCGAGATCGCCTATCGCGTGCCGGAACGCCGCTTCGGCGCCTGGCCCGACGCGATGCGCGAGGGCTTCGCCGCCGCCCGGTCAGAGACCACCGGCAAACCCGTGTTCCGGCTCGAGACCCGAGACCGGTGATGCGCGGCGGCGGGACGCCCGAGCGGCAACGCCGGGCAGGTTCCCCTTCGGCACCCGGTCATCCCCGCCGCCGCGCACTTTCAATCCTTCGGAGAACCCCATGGCCTTTCGTATCATTACCGCCGACGAACGCCTCTCGGCTGCCGAGAACAAGACCTCGCTCGCCATCTTCGGCCCACCGGGCGTGGGCAAGACCACGCTTCTGAAGTCCCTGCCTGCCGAGGAAACCGTCTGCCTCGACCTCGAGGCAGGGATGAAATCCGTACAGGACTGGCGCGGGGCGTCGATCCCGGTGCGCAGCTTCACCGATTTCCGCGACCTTGCGGTGCTGATCGGTGGGCCGGACCCGGCGCAGCACCCGCAGTCCTGGTACGGCACCGAACGGCATGCCTGGCTGCAGGCCCAGCACCGCGACAGTGGCATCGAGGCCTTCCTTGCCGCGCGCCGCATCGTCTTCGTCGACTCGATCACCGATCTGACGCGGCAGGCAATGGCCTATGCCCGCCAGCAGCCTGAGGCCTTCTCGGACCGGACCGGCAAGCCGGATGTCCGAGGCGCCTATGGTCTTCTGGGGCGTGAGGTCATTCAGGCGCTGAAGCACCTCCAGCATGCGCGCGGCAAGACCGTGATCTTCGTCGGCGTGCTGGAAAAGGTGACCGACGACTTTGGCACAGTCACCTGGCAACCGCAGATGGAAGGCAGCAAGGCCGGGAGGGAGTTGCCGGGAATCGTGGACCAGGTGGTGTCGATGCACCTCTTCGCCCGCGATGCCGAGGGTGGCTGGGTGCTGGACGAGACCGCCACCGACCGCCGCCTCGTCTGCAAGTCGGGCAACCCGTGGGGCCTTCCCGCCAAGGATCGTTCCGGACGCCTGGACCTGACCGAACCGCCGGACCTTGGCGCGCTGCTCGCCCGGATCGACGGCCGCGCCCCTCATCAACCCGCTTTCGCCTCCTGATCCTGAAAGGAAACATGCCATGAGCTACGATCTGAACGACGCCCAGCCGCAGATGGCCCCCATCGGCGAACTGATCCCCGACGGCACCTTCGCCAAGGTGCGGCTGACCATCCGCCCCGGTGGTGTGAACGGCGCGACCCCGGCGGATGCGGGGCTTCTGAAGGCCTCGCAATCGAGCGATGCCCGCATGCTCGACTGCGAATTCACTGTGGTCGACGGCCCGCATGCCCGCCGCAAGTTCTGGCAGAGCTTCACCGTGGCGGGCGGCAAGCTGGACGAGAAGGGCCAGTCCATCGGCTGGAAGATCTCGAAATCCACCTTTCGCGCCATCGTGGACAGCGCCCTTGGCCTTGATCCCAGAGACGAAAGCCCCGCCGCCAAGGCCAAGCGGGTTCTGCCCGGCCTGCGGCATCTCGAGGGCATCGTCTTCGCCGCCCGCATCATGGTGGAGCCCGCCTCCAACCCGCAGTACCGCGACCAGAACCGCATCGCCAACGTCGTTCTGCCCGACGAGCCGCAGCATACAGCCATCATGCGCGGCGAGACCGTGCCCCCGGAGCCCGTCAATGCCCCGCCGCGCAAGGCCGCGAGCGTCGCGGCACCTGGCTGGCAGGCCCCGGCACCGGCCTGGGGGGCGGCGCAACCGTCGCCTGCAGCGCCGAACTGGGGCGCGACACCGCAGCCCGCCGCGGCACCGGCGCCCGCCTGGGGGACGCAGAACGCCCCGGCCGCTCCGCCCGCGCCGCAGGCCCCCGCACCCGCCGCGCCGGGCACCCCCGCCATGCCCGCCTGGCTCAATGGCTGAGGCGCAGCGGAAACGGCGGTCGGGTGGCTCCGAAGCGTCACCCGACCGCCGAGCCCGATGGGGCTGGGTCGGGCGATCGGCCCATGACCCCGGACGAATGGCAGGCGCATGTGACGCGCGCCGCCGCGCTGGAGATCGGAACATGGCTCGAGGCACGAGGAAGACTGCACCAACCCATCGCAAGCCTTACCCTCGGCGACCTCGAGGCCATGGCGGTGAACGCCATCTCGCGCTGGATCGTGATGCAGTCGGAACGGCTGCACCGGCAGGATTGGCCACGGGACGACCCGATCGCGACGCTCTTGCTCGGGTAGCGCTCTGCGCCGTCTGCGCCCGGGAGGCCCGCGGCTTCGGCTACGTCCACCGGCTCCAGCACGGCAGATTCCCATACCACCGCTTCTGCTCGCTCCGCTGTCAGGACGTGGGCAGCGCAATCGCTCAAAGGAACAATGGCATGATCGACAAGACTGCCCGCGAGGCACAGGCCATTCGCGATGCCCGGGTGCTGTTCGCCGAAGCGCTGACCGACCTTGGCCTGATGGCGCCCTTCTTCAACCGCTCCGCCGCCGACATCGACAGGCTGATCGAGGCGGCCGTCACCGGCTACGTCGACAGCATGCTGGCACAAGGTGCGCGCAAGGAGCGGACCGGCACTGCCCTTGACGATCCGATTCCGTTCTGAGGGGGCCGTCATGATCGATCTGAACAATGAGGACGCCCCCTGGGCCGACCTTCTCGCCGCCGCGACGGCGAATGCCATCACCGACTTCGAGGTCGAGTTCTGCGAAAGCCTGCGTCAGAAGCTGGAGAAATTCGGCGCGCGTGCCCGGCTGTCGGAAGCCCAGCATCACAAGCTGACCTGCATCGCGCAGGCAGGCGGCTTCTGGGAGCGCGACCAATGATCGACCTGAACCACGGCTCCGGCTGCAACTATGGTCAGGCTGCGCCGCGTCCGCCGATCGCCGCCGCAGTCTCGTCCGCCATCGATGCCGCCCTGACGGCGCGCAATCGCGCCGAGCGCCCCCGCACCTATGTCAGCTCCTCGGGGCTGGGGCGCGACTGCCTGCGCCAGATCCAGTACGACTTTCTCGCGGTCCACAAGGACGAGGGCCAGGAGTTCGAACCGCGCATCCTGCGGATCTTCGAGGCTGGCCACCGGGCCGAGGACATCGTCGCGGGCTGGTTCCGGATCGCCGGGTTCGACCTGCGCACCGAACGCCCTGATGGTCGCCAGTTCGGCTTCGAGGCCATGGCGGGTCGGTTCAAGGGCCATATCGACGGCTGCTTCGTCTCGGGTCCCGTCGCGATGGACTATCCCGCGCTTTGGGAGAACAAGGCGCTCGGGGCCTCCAGCTGGAAGGATGTGGTCAAACGCGGGGTCAGCATCGCGCGGCCTGTCTATGCCGCCCAGATCGCTCTCTATCAGGCCTACATGGACCTGCCCAACCCGGCGCTTTTCACCGCGCTGAACCGCGACACGATGGAGTTGCACGCGGAACTCGTCCCGTTCGATGCCCGTCTTGCGCAGGAGATGTCGGATCGCGCCGTCACGGTCGTGCAGGCCTCGGCGGCGGGCGAATGGCTGCCCCGGATGGCCACCGAGCCGACGGCGGTCGTCTGCCGGGGCGGCATGGCCGGTGGCAAGTGGCACGCGCCCTGTGCATGGGCGGAGCGGTGCTGGAGGGGCGGCTGTGTCTGACTTCATCCCCTCGGCCGCGCAGGCCGCCGCCATCGCCGAAGTCCGCTACTGGTTCGAGAACCGCACCGATGAGCAGCAGGTGTTCCGGCTTTTCGGCTATGCCGGATCGGGCAAGAGCACGGTGCTGAAGTTCGCCCTCGACGACCTCGGTCTTTCCCCCCACCGCAGCGCCAGGGACGGCACCTGCGTGCCGGGTGTCGTCACCGCGACCTTCACGGGCAAGGCCGCACTGGTCCTGAGCCGCAAGGGCACGCCCGCCCGCACCATCCACAGCCTGATCTATTCGGTGATGGAGGCAACCGAGGAGGAAATCGCCGCCGCAGCCGCCAAGGTTCAGGAGGCCGAGACCGCCGCGCGCAAGCTGACCGGTTTCGACAGGACCGCAGCCGAGGCAGGGATCGAGGCGATGCGCCAGGCGCTGTCCGCTATGAAGCATCCGCGCTTCGCCCTGAACCCGCAGAGCGATGCCGCGGATGCGCGGCTGATCGTGCTGGACGAGGTGTCGATGGTGGGCGAGGAGATGGCCCGCGACCTGATGAGCCTCCGTAAGCCGATCCTGGTGCTGGGCGATCCAGGCCAGTTGCCACCGATCAAGGGCGAAGGGGCCTTCACCCGGGACGCCCCCGACGTGATGCTGACTGAGATCCACCGACAGGCGGCCGAGAGCGCCATCATCCGTCTCGCCACCATGGCGCGGATGGGGGAGCCCATCGGGTTCGGGATTTACGACGCCCATGTCGCCAAGCTGCGCAAGGGCGACATCACGCCGGATCAGGCGCTGCGCGGCGGGCAGTTGATCTGCGGCCTGAACGCGACGCGCTTCCAGCTGAACAACGCGATGCGTGCTGCGGCCGGACTGGGCGGGACGTATCTGCCCACCGGGACGGCGGAGAAGATCATCTGCCTGAAGAACGACAATGCGCTCGGTCTGATCAACGGCATGTTCCTGACCCTCGAGGATATCGTCGACGAGGGCAGCCTCTACTTCTCGGCCGTGGTGCATGACGAGGACGGACGACGTGTGACGCCATTAGACAGCGACGGCCATCCGGGCCGGTTGCGCATCTACAAGGGGCATTTCGAGGATCACGTCGCCTATGACGCCAAGCGTCATGACCGCGACTGGCGGGAGAAGCGCAAGCTGACCGAGGCGACCTTCGGCTGGGCGATCACCGCCCACAAGGCGCAAGGGTCGCAATGGGAGAACGTGATCGTCTGGGACGACGGGCTCGGGCGCAGCGAGATCGATCGCCGCCGCTGGCTCTATACCGCCATAACCCGCGCCGAGCGCGGCCTCGTTCTCCTTGCGTGAGGGGGCGCGATGATCGATCTCAACGATGTCGCCACGCCGAAGGCACGCCACGACCTTGCGGCGGTGAAGGATCGGCTGGCGGCGACCGCAGGCGACTGGCTCCCTGGCATCTTTCCGGAGGCGCGGCTTGCGCGCGACCGTCGCTCCTTGCGCTGTGCCGACCTGTCCGGCCGCGCGCCGCGCAAGGAAGGGTCGTGCACCATCCACCTTGACGGGCCCTATGCAGGCTGGGGCTTCGACTATGCGACCGGCGAAAGCGCCGGGCCCATCGATCTGATCGCGCAGGCGACGGGGCTCAGCGACAGCGCGCTTTTCGACGAAGCGGCCCGGATTGCCGGGATGGATCATCCTGTGCCCCGATCCGCGCCGCGCCCGAAGCCCGACCATTCGACTGAGGTTGCGCGTCTGGTCGATGGCGCCCAGGCGCTCGCTGGAACTGTCGGCGAAGCCTACCTGCAAGCGCGGGGCCTCGGTGATCCGGATTGCCCGGATCTGCTCTTCCACCCCGACCTGCCGGATTTCGACACACGGCGCGGGTGGCCAGGGCTGATCGCGCTGCCGCGCGTCGTAACAGGCGAACGTGCCCCCGGCATCCATCGGACATTCCTGCTCGACGATGGCAGCGCCAAGGGCCCGGCTGGAAAGAAGATGCTGGGCTCGGTGGCCGATGCGGCTGTGCGCCTGTTCGTCATGCCTGAGGACGGCCACCTCGGAATTGCCGAAGGCATCGAGACCGCGCTGGCGGCGCATGCCTTGTTCGGCACTGCCGTCTGGGCGGCGCTGTCCGCGGATGGCCTCGCGCGCTTTCGCTGGCCCGAGGGCACGACGCGGGTCACGATCTACGCCGATGCTGGCGATGCCGGACGCCAGGCGGCCGCCACGCTCTCGGACCGGCTGAACCGGGCCGACATTCCGAATGAAATCGTGTTCCCGCTGCATGGCGACGACTTCAACGATGATCTGATGCGTGGGGCGCGCGCCGCCGACTACGGCCCGCGACAGGAGCTTCCGGCCGAAGCCCTGCCTGCCGAGACGGATCGCTTGCCGCCTGCGGGCGACATCATCGCTGACCTGGTGGCGGCCGCCAATGCGTTGACCAACCCGCCCGATATCTCTGCCCTTGGCGAGCTTCTGGGCCGCCTTGCCCTCGCGCGGCTGGACCCGTTGCCCGCGCGCCAGATCCTCGCCCGCATCAAGACCACGACCGGCATCGCCATGTCGATCCTCGACAAGCAGCTGATCGAACTGGTGAAGCGCGTGAACGTCTCGGGCGATCCCCATGCACGGATCGCCAAACCTGCCTGGTACAACCGCCTGCGGCAGGATCTGGCGGGAACGCCCGAGCGCAACGAGGCCAATGTCATCATCGCACTGACATCCGACATCGCCTTCGCGGGCGTGCTGGCCTTCGACGACTTCTCCCAGGAGATCGTCGTGCGCCAACCGCTGCCATGGGATGCCGCGACCGGCCCGTTTCCGCGCCCCTGGGAGGATGCGGACGATGTCCGGACCGCGGAATGGCTGCAGCTGCGCGGGGTCAATGTCGCGCCGCTCGTGGTCGGCCGTGCCGTCGGCGCCGTTGCCCGCGAACACCGTATCCATCCTGTCCGCGACTGGCTGGAACACCTCCGCTGGGACGGCACGCCCCGGATCGAGACCTGGACCAGCACCTATCTTGGCGCCGCACCGACCGCGTTCCATCATACCGTCGGTACGCTCTGGCTCATTTCGGCCGTAGCCCGCATTTTCCGCCCCGGAGTGAAGGTCGATCACATGCTGATCCTCGAAGGCCCGCAGGGCGTGCGCAAATCGACAGCCATCAAGGTGCTGGCGGGTGAAGCCTGGTTCACTGACGAACTGCCCGAGCTTGGGTCCAAGGATGCCGCCATCCACATGCAGGGCGTCTGGATCGTGGAAATCGCCGAACTCGACGCCATTGGCCGCGCTGAGGTCTCTCGCATCAAGGCCTTCCTGACCCGTACCACCGACCGCTTCCGTCCGCCATACGGCCGCTACACGGTCGAGGTGCCGCGCCAATGCGTCTTCGCGGGCACCGTGAACCCCGACACCTATCTGCGCGATGAAACCGGCAACCGCCGCTTCTGGCCTCTACGCTGCGGCAACATCGACATCGCGGCTCTGGCCCGCGACCGGGACCAGATCTGGGCCGAAGCAGTCCATCGCTTCCGCGAAGGCGCGATCTGGTGGATCGACGATCCGGCAATCCTTGCCGAGGCCGCCACCGCGCAGGAGGCGCGCTATCAGGCGGATGCCTGGGACGCCCGTATCGACCGCTGGCTGACGCACGACACCCGCACCGTCAATCGCGGCCATGCGGGCTATGAGGATTGGCAGGATGAAGAGGTCGAACGTCCCGAGCCGATCCGTGATGTGTCGGTGGGCGAGATCCTTGAAGGTGCGCTCGGCATCGAGCCCGCGAAATGGACAAAAGGCGATCAGATGCGCGTGGGCGCTTGGCTGAAGTCGCGGGACTGGGAGCGGTACCGCAGCGGCGCGGGCGCGACCCGCGAATGGCGCTACCGCAAGCCGCAGGGCGGCGGCTGACGGTAGCAACTCATGTCCGGCATCGAGAGGGCACCCGTTCGGGTGCCCTTTTGCGTTCTGGCCATGTCCCACTTCGCGGCCTGTCCCACTTCACGCTCAAGGTGGGACAGAAAAAACCGTTCAAGATCAATGCTGTCCCACCTGTCCCACTTGGGCCGCCAACTTCTCCCTTTCCTGTGCGGAATGCATGTGTCCCTGCTGACTGCATTCCTTCTCATACGGCGTAGGGAAAAAGGTGGGACAAGTGGGACAGGTGGGACAAGCGTTGTTCTGAAAGGAAAATTTGACGTCCCACCTGAGAAGTGAAGTGGGACAGCCCGAGGCCAGGTGGGACATGGATGCGGCCGGGCGCATTTTCCTTGATCGAGTGCCTGCAACGTGATTCCCTGCTCATGACCAAAGCCGAAGGCCCACGATCCAGTGAGCCTTCATCATGACCCTGAACTCCGAAGTGCCGGACCAGCGCCCTGAACAGGGGCGCCTTGCTGTACCCTGCATCCTCGCTCTCGATCTCGGGACATCGACCGGATGGGCGATCCGCGGTCATGACGCCCTGATCACCACCGGCACCGTCTCGCTGCGTCCCGGCCGCTTCGACGGAGGTGGAATGCGCTACCTGCGCTTCACCAACTGGCTGACCGAGATCGACCGACTGTCCGGACCAGTCGCGGCTATCTGGTTCGAGGAGGTTCGTCGCCATGTCGGTACGGACGCTGCCCATGTGTATGGCGGTCTGATGGCCACCCTCACGGCATGGGCCGAACTGCGCGGCATTCCTTATCAGGGCGTTCCGGTCGGCACGATCAAGCGCCATGCCACCGGGAAGGGAAATGCCGACAAGGAGGCGATGATCGCAGCCGCGCGGGCGCGCGGGTTCAGCCCCGCCGATGACAACGAGGCGGATGCCATCGCCATCCTGCACTGGGCCATCGAGACGAATGGGGGTGTCGCATGAGGTGGCATCCGAGGGGCTATGGCGGCCAACGCCGGGATCCCGAGCAGGTCAAGCGGGAGGGATGGCAGGAACAGGGGCTGCTGGCGATTTCGGCGGACGATCCGCGCCTCACCTGGCCCGAGCGCGAACTGGTGCGTCAGCTGGGCGAAAAGCTGTATGGGCTGCGCGTGGTCGAACGGGAGGGCGCGAATGGCTGACTGGACGCCCACCATGGTCGAGGACCGGCTCGAGCGTGCCGCCGACGTGTTCCGGTCGCTGCCTGATGTGAAGCCGCGGGGATATTTCAACGCGTGGCCCGAGTACTTCCACAGTTTTGCCGACCAGGTCGGTCAGGAGCCTCGTATGCGACGGCCGAAGCCAAGCCCGCGTGACATCACGCAGGCCGAGGATACTCTCCTCTGGCTGCGCTGGCTCGACCCCGCCGACGCCCGCCTTCTCTGGCTGCGGGCGAACCGCAAACCATGGAAGCCGATCTGCTGGGAGCTGGGTATCAGCCGTGCCACCGCAAACCGGCGCTGGAAGTACGGGATTGCGGTCATCGTCTGGCGGCTGAACGGGAGGCGAATGCCGCAGAAGCGGTCGATGGATTTCGTGGTGGCGAAGATGGCGGCCAGAACGTGAAGGGATTCGTGCTACTGGGTTTGAGCCGCTTTGCTCTCCCTATCCCAGTCATCCGCCTTGACGTATTTCATCAACATCGTGAACGAACTCAGGACTGCGTCATGCGGCGTGATCGACTTGAGTTGTCCGTCTTCGAAGAAGTGATGAGTGGCACCGAGGAGCGCCTCAACCTTTAACGGATGCTTGGCGTTCGGATTATGAAAAACCTGAATCTCTTGCGTCCAGAACTCCTCATAACCCTCGTCTCTCACATCAACAGAAAAGGCTTCCCCCACCATCGCGTTAGGGTCAGGGTTGTAGCGTAGCCCAATGCGGAAATAGCCGTAACCGTCGGCGCCAAAATTTGCTGTCACGCCCATCCGATCAAATTTTGCGATGGTGCCTGCATTCGAAAAGATAACCGCCGAAACGTTCTCTGCATCTGGCAGGTCGAAGAAGCCAGAAGGAACTCGCTTACCTTTGTATTCGTGCTCTTCGATCGCATGAGTGTCGATAATCAGCTGATCGCCTTCGAAGCGCCATGTGACGCGTGAACCGTACAAATATTGCCAGAGCGCTGACTGCGTATAGGTCATTGGCCCCAGTTCATCCTTATCGGCGGGTTTGTGAAAGTCCGCGATGGCGATCACGAACGGTTTGTCTTTGCTCTCGTCTCGCTCCCAATATCGTTGGCCCGCAGCGTTGACCTTGTTGAGCTTGCCGGTCAGGGCACCGCCAAACTTCATAGGCATGTAGTCGCGAAGAAATTGTTCTCGCTCTTCTTCAGTCTTTGGGTTCGGATGCTCTTCGAGCACGCCTCCCTTGGATGGGGCGACCGTTGTAGCCTCGACGGTGAAATCCACACCCGGCGCCCGGCACCGGAAGTCGGGAGCGTCAAGTTGCTCGACGTCAAGAAAGAACTCCCGGAAAGTTGCCCAAAGAAACAACTCCCAAAGCCTTTGATCAAAGCCGTTTGTCTGGAATTCTCGCACGAAGTGAGGGTCTTTCGGGGCGAGCCAAAGAGCGAGTTCTGATATTACCTTGCGGGCCGGTGCCCTGCCTGGCTCGTCCTTCAGGAGTTTGAAGTAGGGATGGAGCTTTTCCTCCGGCAAGTCGGCGGGCACTTCAAACGGATCAAGCGGGCTATTGGTTTCGTCACCCTGCTTGCCAAACTCCTCGATCTCTCCCTTTTCAATAACCTCCGACATCGCAATCCAGAGTTGCCGTTCTGCGTACTCTTGCGTTCTAAAATCAGTCTTCAAAGAAGCGCAGCGGAAACGGCCAATCCGATCCCTCGCAAGAATCATCCAGAGGTAGTCGTTGTCTGTCGTGTCGCGCGCCACCATGCCGAGGAGATCCTCTTCGGGGGAGCACCACCAAGACACCTCCTCGCACATGTATGCAGTGCGCGAGAGCCGAGTGCCCGTAGTGTACAGGTTGAAACGGGCACGCTTGATGGGACGCGCAAATGCTTTCGCCCGCTCCTCGATCTGTCTACGGCGCTTCGCCTCACCCATTGCTGTCAACCTCGAGATTGCAGATCACCGGGGCTCTTCTAGCCGATCAGGGCGTGCAGCGCAGCGGCAATCTACTGCCGCGTGTCAAGACCTTCTCGTGATCTGACACATTTCTTTGTGAGACATCGCAAGGCGAGACGGATCGCCCTTCGGACGGTATCCATGGCGATATGCTCGGGTTCGTGCGCTCGGACGCAGCAGGGCTGATTCCGAGGTGGATACCTCCGCTGGTTTCCAGAGTCCGGCCGGGGTCCAGCCCACGGCAGTTTCCGGTTCCTTCCTAGCGACATTCGTATGCTGGCGGGCGAAGCGCGGCACATCGCTAGCGACAGGGCCGGATTTTTGGGAAGCCACCCGGAAGCCGGAGCCACGCGCGCCCCGCGCAAACACCAATGAACGCTGGCCTTTGGGCTGGATACCCCGAACGCCGCTGGACCCCACGTGGAGTCCAGCGCGGAATCCGGTGTCCGGAGTCCGGCTGGCATCCAACATCACATCGGAAACCACCCCACCATGACGCTTAGCTTCGCCCCCGAGCGGATCGAGATGTGGCCGCTGTCGCGGCTGCAGCCTTACGCGAAGAACGCCAAGGTGCATGTCGCGGACCAGGTCGCCAAGATCGCCGCCAGCATGGCGGAGTTCGGCTGGACCGTGCCGTGCCTCGTGGCCGAGGATGGGGAACTGATCGCAGGCCATGGCCGGGTGCTGGCCGCGACGCAACTCGGTTTGACCGAAGCGCCGGTGATCGTGCTCGGGCATCTGACGGAGGCGCAGCGGCGGGCCTATCGCATCGCGGACAACAAGCTGACCGAACTCGGCACTTGGGACGAGGCGCTGCTGTCGGCGGAACTGAACGACCTGCTGGCCGAGGATTTCGACCTGTCGCTGGTCGGCTTCTCCGACGGCGAACTCGACAAGCTGCTGGCCTTCGTGCCGGAGGGGGACGGTGAAGAAGGTGGCGCTGGTGGCTCGGTGCCGCCAGTGACCATCCCCGAGCCACCGCGCAATCCGGCGTCGCGGACGGGCGATCTGTGGATCCTCGGGGATCATCGGTTACTCTGCGGCGACAGCACCAGCGCGGCCGATGTGCGCCGCTTGATGAAGGGCGAGCGGGCGATCCTATTCGCGACGGACCCGCCGTATCTGGTGGACTACGACGGTTCCAACCACCCGACCCGCAACAAGGACTGGTCGGCGTCCTATGGCACGACCTGGGACGACAGCTCGCAGGGGGCCGAACTCTACGACGGCTTCATCGCGGCGGCCGTGGCGGAAGCCATCGCCGACAATGCCGCCTGGTACTGCTGGCACGCCTCGCGCCGCCAGGCGATGCTCGAGGCCTGCTGGGAAAAGGCGGGGGCCTTCGTCCACCAGCAGATCATCTGGGTGAAGGACCGCGGGGTTCTGACCCGATCCCACTACCTCTGGAAGCACGAGCCTTGCTTCATGGGCTGGCGTCGCCCGAACCGCCCGCCGAAGGTGGCCGAGGAAACGCTGCCATCCACATGGGCGCTGCCCAGCTTCGCCAAGGATGATCGGCCCGATCACCCCACGCCGAAGCCGCTCGACGCCTTCGGGATCCCGATGCGCCAGCATGTGGCGCGGGGCGGCCTCTGCTACGAGCCGTTCTCTGGCTCCGGCTCGCAGATCATGGCAGGTGAGGCCAATGGCCGTCGTGTCTTCGCGATGGAAATCAGCCCGGCCTATGTCGATGTCGCGGTGGAACGCTGGCAGGCCGAGACCGGCATAGACGCGATCCTCGACGGCGACGGTCGGACCTTCGCGCAAATCAGAACGGAGAGGCTGGGGGATGCCTCGGCCGAGCCCGAAACCCAAACCGAACCCGCCGCGTGACATGCATGACCTGGCTTTACCTTCCTCCGGAGACACTTCCGGGGCCGGAGACGCATGCCTCTTCGGCCTCTCCCTCTGCTCCGGCGCGGGCGGGCTCGACCTCGGGCTCGCCATCGCCCTCCCCGGATATCGTGCTGTGGGCCATGTCGAACGGGAAACCTACGCCGCAGCCACTCTCGTGGCGCGGATGGAAGACGCGTCCATGGATCAAGCTGTTGTCTGGGACGACGTTGCCACCTTCGACGGCCGCCCGTGGCGCGGCGCGGTGGACATCGTCACTGCGGGCTATCCGTGCCAGCCGTTCTCCGTCGCGGGCAAGCGCCAGGGCGCGGACGACCCGCGCCACCTCTGGCCCCATGTCGCTCGCATCATCGGCGAGGTCGGACCGCCCTTCGTCTTCCTCGAGAATGTCGCCCATCATCTCCGTCTCGGCTTCCCCGAAGTCGCCAGCGGACTGGTCGGCATGGGCTACCGCCTTGCGGCAGGCCTCTTCACGGCGGCGGAAGTCGGCGCGCCTCACAAGCGAGAGCGGCTCTTCATCCTCGCCATCCGCGAGGGGGACGAGCTGGCCGACCCCGCGCGCCTGCTCTGGCACCCGTTCGAGTGGCGGGAACCGGACGGAACTGCTGCGGCTCTGGCCGACGCCGCGCGCCAGCGCCAACGAGAACCGGCAGACCAAGCCGACGCCCTCGCAGGAAGCGGGCCAGCACGGGATGAACCTTGCGACGACGGCCGCGCTCTGGCCGACGCCGATGGCCAACGACGGCTGCAAGCCGAGCGCGGGCAATCGCCGCGCGGCCGATCTGACCCATTCGGCCGGGCTCTGGATGACGCCGACGGCACGCGATCACAAGGACGGAGCGACGAGCCTTGCCAACACGCCGGTGAACGGCCTGCTTGGCCGCCAGGTCCTGGCGACGCCGATGGCTGGGCGCCATACCTCCGAGCCGCGCCGGACCTTGAACCCGCTGTTCGTCGAGGCGCTGATGGGCTGGCCCACCGGGTGGACCGGCTTCGCCTCTGTGGCAACGGCGTGGTCCCCCTGGTTGCGGCGCATGCGCTGCGAACTCTGGCGGCTGAATTGCTGGCCGATGGATGAGGTGGCGGCATGAAGCAATCCCGCATCATGTCGCTGCTCGAGTCCGTCGCCAACGTGATCGTCGGTTACGGCGTCGCCGTCGCCACGCAGATCCTGATCTTCCCGGTCTTCGGGCTGCACACGACACTGGCGCAGAACCTCAAGATGGGCGCGGTGTTCACGGTAGTCAGCATCGCTCGGTCCTACGTCCTGCGGCGGCTGTTCGAGCGATTGAAAAAGGGACAGCCTTGATCGCACTTATCGATTATCTGGCCAAATTCGCTTGCCTGGTCCAGCACCGCCCGGAAACTGAAACCCCATATGGGTAACGGTATCGATTACCGCGGCCGCAAGTTCGGCAACGTGGCTTTGAACCTGATGGAGGTAAGCAACGTCAATCGGTGTGCCGAAGATCTCTTTTCGCTTGTTTACGAATAGCGGTAGCGAGCGCCCTTCGCGGTCCGGCGTCCGCCACGAACCATGACAGATCACGTTCCTGATCTCAGACGCCTCCTTGATCGCGGCGACGAGTTCGTCAACGTTCTCAGTGGTGCTTTTGGCATTGTCGCGAACCGCCTTACCATAGGCTTCAGCAAGCGGCTTCAATGTGTCGGTCAAGGCTCGCTCAAGGGTTGGAAGCCATGAAGCGTAAGCCTCCTGCGCCTCTGCGGACGTTTCATACGGACGAGTCGCGGTAAATGCGAAGATCGCTTTGCCCAAAACTTCCTCAAGAAAGCCGTAGGTTGCGACAGTTCTACCCAGCTGTTCCCAGAATTCGGGCGAATGGCGGTGGGTGGGCCACTTTGGAGGCAGGTTGTCGCGATCAATAATCGCTCGATTGACATCTTCGTCTTCGATCATGTTGTGCCGCCATTCACAGTTTCTCCCGCAACATGCCACGCCGTATGATGCCCGTCACGAGCCTCACTGGTCGCATAGGAAAGGCACACGACACTCCACAGGCCGCCGCCGCGATCTGCTGTCGTGGCAATGAGAAACCGCCGCCCGGTCAGGGCGGCGGCGTAGCAATCATCTCGCGGCGTCAGGCGACGGGAAGCCGATAGACCCGCCCGCGCCCCTCGACCTTCTCCGAGGTCACCTCGAGCCCGAGTTGCTTCTTCAGGGCCCCGGCCATCGCGCCGCGCACCGTGTGCGACTGCCAGCCCGTGGCTGCGATGACCTCCTCGATGGTCGCGCCATCCGGTGCGCGCAGCATGGCGATCAGCGTGGCCTGCTTGGTCCCCTCGCGCGGCGTGCGCGCCTTGGGCGCGGCTTCCGGTTCGGTGGCGGTATCCGGCGCGGGCGCGTCGCTCGGCGCGTCGTTGGCGCCTGTGGGCGCGGTGTTCGTGTCCTCGGGCTCGATGCCGATGGCGGCGAGGCCTGCTTCGGTGGCGACCAGCGTGGTGCCATGGCCGTCGCCGGTCTCGCACCACATCGGCTCGCCCTTGCGCAGATCGGCGTCGACCTCCTGCAGAAGGCCCTTGGCGAGCATTACGCCGACCACCTTGGCGGCGGCCCCACCACGCAGGCTCTCGGGCAGCGGCAGGGCGATGCGCTCGGGCCGCTGGGCGGCGGCGCTCAGGATCAGAGCTTGGGTGTCGGAAAGCTGGGTCATCGTCTTCTCCCGTATCGGGGCGCGCGGGATGCGGGCCCTTCTACGAGGCCAAACCCGCCAGTCGGCGGGCGGGACCGGGACCGAGTCGTTTCACTCGGCGTGTTCGCCTTCCTTGAAGGCCATGTCGGAAATCTCGCGCAGTTTGGCGCGGTAGTGGTTCAGGGTGCCGACGTGGCCCCAGTTGATCTCGTCGGGGTGGGTCTCGAAATGGTCGGCGCTGAGGGCGGCGAGCCGCTCGAGCATCACGTCGATCTCGGCCTTGGCGGCGATGAATGCGTCGAGGGCCTTGGAATTGTCAGTGGCGCGGCGGGTCATTCTGGTAGCTCCGAGGTGAGTTGCATCGTTTCGTTGGAGACACGTTCGCTCTGTCCGCAATGCTTATCAACGAGATAAGTGCATGATCTTGAATGATAATCGGAGCTGTCGATGCAGGGCATGAGCGAGCGCCAGTACGCCGCCCATGTCGGGCTGTCGCGGGGCGCGATCCAGAAGGCGAAGGCGGCCGAGCGGCTGGCCCTTTATCCCGACGGCAGCATCAACGCAGCCGCCAGCGATGCACGCCGGGCGGAGGCAACCGACCCGTCCAAGACCCGAAAGCCGCCCGAACCGAAGCTGAAGCCCGTCCCCGAGGCGGCGGTGGCGGCTGTGGGCGACACGTTGCGCGAACAAGGGTTGGCGGTCCCGGCCGTCGGCGGCGGCACCACCTTCTTGCAGGCCAAGACGGCGAACGAGGTGCTGAAGGCGCAGGAGCGGCGCATCCGGCTGCAGAAGCTGAAGGGGGAATTGATTGAGCGGGCCCGCGCGCTGTCGCTGGTGTTCCGGCTCGCGCGTGAGGTGCGGGACGCGTGGGTGAACTGGCCTGCGCGGTCGTCGGCCTTGATGGCGGCCGATCTCGGCGTCGAGCCTGCCGCCATGCAGAAGGTCCTTGAGAAGCATGTCCGTGCCCACCTCGACGAACTTGCCGAGGTCCGGCCCGACTTCCGGTGACGATGACGGACTGACCGATTTCGACGGCGCGGGCGAGATCCTGCGTGCCTGGGGCAACGGGCTCCGGCCCGACCCCGACCTGACCGTTTCGGAATGGGCGGACCGGCACCGGATGCTCTCGGGCCGCGCCTCGGCCGAACCCGGGCGGTACCGCACGGTGCGCACGCCCTACATGCGCGAGATCATGGACCGGCTGTCGCCCGGCGATCCCACGCAACGGATCGTGTTCATGAAGGCCGCGCAGGTCGGGGCGACCGAGGCGGGCAACAACTGGATCGGGTTCGCCATCCACCAGGCGCCGGGGCCGATGCTGGCCGTCCAGCCGACGGTGGAACTGGCCAAGCGCAACTCGCGCCAGCGGATCGACCCGCTGATCGACGAGAGCCCGGAACTGCGGGAGCGGGTCAAACCGGCCCGGTCTCGCGACGCGGGCAACACCATGCTGTCCAAGGAGTTCGCAGGCGGCATCCTGATCATGACCGGCGCGAACTCGGCGGTCGGGCTGCGCTCCACCCCCGCGCGCTACATCTTCCTCGACGAGGTGGATGCCTATCCCGCCTCGGCCGACGAGGAAGGCGATCCGGTCACGCTGGCGGAAGCGCGATCGCTGACCTTCGCCCATCGGCGCAAGGTTCTGCTGGTCTCGACGCCGACGATCCGGGGGCTAAGCCGGATCGAACGCGAATACGAGGCGAGTGATCAGCGCCGGTTCTTCGTGCCGTGCCCGCATTGCGGCGCGATGCAGTGGCTGAAGTTCGACCGGCTGCGCTGGCAGAAGGGCCGCCCGGAGACGGCGGAATATCACTGCGAGGGCTGCGACGCGGCAATCGCGGAACACCACAAGACGGCGATGCTGGAGGGAGGCGAATGGCGGGCGACGGCGGTCGCCGCCGATCCGACCACGGTCGGCTACCATCTCTCGGCGCTCTATTCGCCGGTGGGCTGGCTCAGCTGGTCCCGCATTGCCCGTGGCTGGGAGGCGGCCCAAGGGTCGGACGAGGCGATCAAGGCGTTCCGCAACACCATCCTCGGCGAGACATGGGTCGAAACCGGCGAAGCGCCGGACTGGCAGCGGCTCTACGACCGGCGCGAGCGCTGGACATCCGGCACGGTGCCCGCTGGCGGGCTGTTCCTGACCGCAGGCGCAGATGTGCAGAAGGACCGGATCGAGGTCGATGTCTGGGCCTGGGGTCGCGGACTTGAGTCGTGGCTCGTCGATCACGTCGTCATCGAGGGCGGACCGGACCGGCACGACGCGTGGTCGGAACTGACAGCGCTGCTGGATCGAAGCTGGCCGCACGAACGCGGCGCGCATCTCACGATCGCGCGGCTCGCCGTCGACACCGGCTACGAGGCCCCGGCGGTCTATTCCTGGTCGCGGGCGCAAGGCTTCGCGCAGGTCTCGCCGGTGAAGGGCGTCGAGGGGTTCAACCGCGCGAGCCCGGTCTCGGGGCCGACCTTCGTTGATTCGACCGAGGGCGGCAAACGCCTGCGGCGCGGGGCGCGGCTCTGGACCGTGGCGGTGTCGACCTTCAAGGCCGAGACCTACCGCTTCCTGCGGCTGGCGCGCCCGACCGAAGAGGACATGACCGACGGGGCGGCATTTCCGCCCGGTTCGGTGCACCTTCCGCACTGGGTCGAGAACGAATGGCTGAAGCAGTTCGTGGCCGAACAGCTGGTGACGGTGCGCACCAAGCGCGGCTTCGCCCGGCTGGAATGGCAGAAGCTGCGCGAGCGCAACGAGGCCCTGGATTGCCGCATCTACGCCCGCGCCGCCGCCTGGATCGCGGGCGCGGACCGCTGGTCTGAGGAGAAATGGCGTGACCTCGAGGATCAGCTCGGGGCCGCTCCCACCGACACCGATCCCGCCGGACAGATCAACCGGCCGGGACTGGCCCCGCAGGGCAAGCGCCGCTCCGACTGGCTCGGACGGCGCGGAGGATGGTTTTGAACATGACCGACTGGACGGAAACCGAACTCTCGGCGCTGCGCAGGGCCTATGCCAGCGGCACGACCCGGGTCAGCTATGACGGCAAATCCGTCGACTATGGTTCGGCCGAGGATCTGCTCGCCCGCATTCGCACCATCGAGCGCGCCATCGCGGGCGTTGCCCGTCCGCTGCCGATCGCCGGGCTTGCGGGCTTCTCGCGCGGGGATCGCTGATGTCCGCGACCTGGTTTGACAGGGCTTTCGCTTCGGTCGCCCCGCGGGCCGCTGCGCGGCGCGTGCTGGCCCGTCAGGCTTTCGAGGCGCTGACGCGGGGTTACGACGGGGCCGCGCGCGGGCGTCGCACCGAGGGCTGGCGCGCGCCGGGATCCTCGGCCGACACCGAGATCGGCGTGGCCGGGGCGCTGCTGCGGGACCGGATGCGCGATCTGGTGCGCAACAATCCGCATGCGGCAAAGGCCGTGGCGGTGCTGGTCAACAACATCATCGGCGCGGGCATCATGCCGCGCGCTGCGAGCGGCGACGACAAACTGGACCGAACAGTCGATGCGCTGTTCGCCCGCTGGACGGCTGAATGCGATGCCGACGGCCAGCTGGATTTCTACGGCCTGCAGACGCTGATCTGCCGCGAGATGGTCGAGGCGGGCGAGGTGCTGGTGCGACGCAGGTTGCGGCGGGCTGGCGATGGCTTGGCCGTGCCGCTGCAATTGCAGGTGCTGGAGGCCGACTTCCTCGACGCCACGAAATCCGGCGCCTTGGGCGACGGACGTCTGGTGCAAGGCATCGAGTTCGACCCGGTCGGCAAGCGCCGGGCCTACTGGCTGCATGCCGCTCACCCCGGCGATGCCTGGGGCACACTGCAGGGCGGGCTTGGGTCGCGCCCGGTCCCCGCGACAGAGATCGCGCACATCTACGAGAAGCAGCGCACGCAGGCGCGCGGCGTTCCTTGGGGCGCGCCGGTGATCCGGTCCTTGCGCGATCTCGACGATTACGAGGTGGCGGAACTGGTCCGGAAGAAGACCGAGGCCTGCGTGACCGCCATCGTCTTCGGTGATGACGAGGCGCAGCAGGGCATCGCCCCCGCGGTGGTCGACGCCGATGGCAACCGTGTCGAGCAGTTCGAGCCGGGGCTGATCGCCTATGCGCGCGGCGGCAAGGATATCCGCTTCAACCAGCCCGCTGCCACCGGCGGCTATGGTGAATACAAGCGGGCCAGCCTGCACACGATCTCGGCCGGGTTCCGGGTGCCCTACGAGTTGCTGACCGGCGATCTCAGCCAGGTGAACTACTCGTCGATCCGGGCGGGCCTCGTCGAGTTCCGCCGGATGATCGACGCGGTGCAGTGGCAGCTGTTCATCCCGATGCTCTGCGCGCCGGTCTGGCGCTGGTTCACCGAGGCCGCCTGGGCGGCAGGCCAGATCCCGACACCGGATGTGCCGGTGGAATGGTCGCCGCCGAAGTTCGACGCCGTCGACCCCTACAAGGATGCCATGGCCGACCTGCTGGCGATCCGGACCGGCACCATGACGCTGGCGCAGGCCATCGCCCGGCAGGGCCACAACCCGGACGCAGTCCTCGCGGAAATCGCCGCGACGAACGCAAAGCTCGATGGCCTCGGCCTCGTGCTCGACAGCGATCCGCGCCGCGTCACCAAGACCGGCAGCGCGCAGGCGGGCGAACCGGCCGCCTCCGCATCCGAACCAGAGAAGGAATAGGGACATGCCCGATACGATGATGGCGGCCCCGGTCGCCTTGCCGATGCAGCTGCGGCGCGCGCCCATTCTGCCCGCGACCGTCAACACCGAGGCGCGCTCGGTCGACGTGGTCTTTACCACCGGCGCGGCCGTTCGGCGGCGACGGTGGACCGGCTGGGACACCTCCGTGCCCTTCGATGAAATCCTCGAGGTCAGCGACCGGGCGGTGGACCTGACGCGCCTCAACGCCGGAGCCCCGGCGCTCGACAGCCATTCGGTCTGGTCCTCGCATTCGCAGGTGGGCGTCGTCGAACGTGCCTGGATCGAGGGCAAGGAGGGCAAGGCCACCATCCGCTTCCCGCGCGAGGGGCTCGACCAGGCCGCCGACCGCATGTTCGGCCTGATCAGCGACGGCATCATCCGCAACGTCTCGGTCGGCTATTCCATCGAGCGGGTGAAGGTCGTCGAGCCCGCCGCCAAGGGCGAGGTCGAGCAGCGCATCGTCGAACGCTGGACCCCGCTCGAGGTCAGCTTCGTGACCGTTCCGGCCGATCCTCGCGCGCAGGTCCGCGCCGCCGATCAGGCCAACTATCCCGTCGAGATCGTCGACACCCGCATTCAAAAGGAGGCATCCATGCCTGAGAGCACGACCACCGTGGCCGGGGATGTCCCCGCCAGCAACGAGACCCGCCAGCAGTCCGCCGCTGCCCCGGCGAACCCTGAACCGACGGCCACGCGCATGCCGGAACCGGCGCCCGACAGCGAGGCCATCGCAACCCGCGCCCGCGAGGCGGAACGCGACCGCGTCTCCACGATCTACGATCTGACCGGTCGCCTGAATCTCGAGCGCAGCTTCGCCGAGGATCTCGTCAAGCGCGGCGTCAGCGTGGACGAGTCCCGTCGCCTGATCCTCGACCAGGTCGCCGCGAAATCCGACGAGACCCGGACCTTCCCCCATGTCTCGGTCCCCCTCGGCGGCCGCGACGAACGCATCACCCGCCGCGATGCCGTGGCGAACGCGCTCCTTCATCGCTACAGCCCGACGCTCTTCCCGCTGGAGGATGCCGCGCGCCAGTACCGTGGCATGACGCTGCTGGAACTGGCTCGCGAAAGCCTCGGCAACGCCGGGGTGAACACGCGCGGCCTGTCGCGCGACGAGGTGGCGACGCGCGCACTGCATTCGACCTCGGACTTCCCCGAGATCCTGTCGGCCGTCACCAACAAGACGTTGCGGCAGGCCTATGACGCCTATCCCCGCACCTTCACGCTCTTCTGCCGCCAGGTGCTGGCAACGGACTTCAAGTCCATGCACCGCGTCCAGCTGGGCGAGGCGCCGCAGCTTCTGGAGGTGGGCGAAAGCGGCGAGTTCAAGCGCGGGACCCTCGGCGAGAGCAAGGAAAGCTACCGCGTGAAGACCTATGGTCGGGTCGTGGCCATCACCCGGCAGGTGCTGATCAACGACGATCTCGACGCCTTCACCCGGATCCCGGCGATGTACGGCAACTCCATCGCCCAGCTTGAAAGCGACGTCGTCTGGGGCATCATCACCGCGAACCCGGCGATGGCCGACGGCAACCCGCTCTTCCACACCACGCACAAGAACCTCGCAGGCACCGGTGCCGCGCTGGATGTGGCGAGCGTCGGCGCGGCCCGGGCGGCGATGGCGCTGCAGACCGGCATCGACAAGAAGACGGTGCTGAACATCCGTCCCGCCTTCCTGATCGTCCCTGCGGCCCTCGAACTGAAGGCCGAGCAGTTGGTGGCCCAGAACCTCGTCCCCGCCGACAGCGCCAAGGTGGTCCCGCAGTCGATCCGCACGCTCTCGCCGATCAGCGAGCCGCGTCTCGACGCCGCCAGCGCCACCTCCTGGTATCTGGCCGCGAGCCCCAACCAGATCGACACCATCGAATACGCCTATCTCGAGGGTCAGCAGGGCGCCTACATCGAGACCCGTAACGGCTTCGATGTAGATGGCGTCGAGATCAAGTGCCGCCTCGACTTTTGCGCCAAGGCCATCGACTGGCGCGGTCTCTACAAGAACTCGGGCGCGTAACCGGCACTCCTAGATGCTGAACCCCAACACGCGGGCGGTCCAATCGGACCGCCCTTCGTCTTTCTCGAAGGATCCTCCCCATGAAAACCTACGTCCAGCCCGGCAACACCATCACCCTGACCGCGCCCTATGCCGTCGCCTCAGGCGAAGGCCTGCTCGTCGGCTCCATCTTCGGCGTGGCCTCTGGCACCGCCGCCCTCGGAGAAACCGTCGAAGCCGCGCTTGTCGGCGTCTACGAGCTGAAGAAGCTCGGCTCGCAGGCATGGGCCGTCGGCGACCGCATCTACTGGGACAACACCGCCCGTCAGACCACCAAGGTCACCACCTCGAACACGCTGATCGGCGTGGCAACCGAGGCGGTGGCGGGAGGCGCGGGCGATGTGGCCGGCCGGGTTCGGCTGAACGGCTCCTTCTGATGAGCGCTTTCGCCGCCGCAGTCGGGGCGCTCTTCGCCGATCCGAACATCGGCCGGGACGCGGTTTACATCGCCGAGGGCGGCGCGCCCGTCCTTGTGCGCATCGTCGCCCGGCGTGCCGATGCCGTCACCGACTTCGGCGACGCGCGGCTCTGGTCCGAAACCACCCGCATTGACCTGCGCGTGGCCGAGGCGCCAGCCCCACGCCCCGGCGACCGGATCGAGATCGACGGCGACGACTTCCTCATTCAGGGCGAGCCCGTCCGTGACCGCGAGCGGCTGGTCTGGACCATCGACCTGCGCCCGGCATGACCGCGATGAAGCTGAAGCTCGACATCGATCCCGACATCGTCGCGATGATGGCGGCCGAGGTCGCGGCGGGCGAGCGGGCTGTCTCGGTCGCGATCCGCGAGGCCGGGATAGGGCTGAAAGCCGCATGGCGGCTGCAGATCACCGGCGCGGGCCTCGGGGCCCGGCTCGCCCGCACCATCCGGTCGGAGCAGTTCCCGAAATCCACGCCCAGCCTGAACGCGGCGGCCGTGGTCTGGTCCAACGCCCCGGTGATCGTAGGCGCGCACGATACCGGCCCGCTGATCCGCTCGAAGAACGGGTTCTGGCTGGCGATCCCCACGCCCGCCGCGGGCAAGTCCCTGCGTGGCGGCCGGATCACCCCCGGCGAATGGGAACGCCGCACCGGTCTGCGCCTGCGGTTCATCTATCGCCGCCGGGGCCCGAGCCTGCTTGTGGCCGAGGGGCGGCTGAATACGAAGGGCCGCGCCGTGGCGTCACGGTCTAAGACCGGCCGGGGCCTCGTGAGCGCGCCGATCTTCCTGCTGGTGCCGCAGGTCAAGCTGCCGAAGCGGCTGGATCTGGCGCGGGACGCGGAGCGGGCCTTGGACAGCATGCCGGGGTTGATCGTGGCCAATTGGGTGGAGGGGCGGCCTTGAGGTGCGGGTGGTCGCGCGGAGGGCCTCACAGGTCCTCCGCGCGTTTCTCAGCCGCGGGGCGGGAACGGGTCGTTTCCGTAGCTGTTGCGCTCGCGGATCCGGCCGTCACGTCCGTGGATCAGAACTTCGCTCTGCTGGTTGCGCGCAATCTCGGTGGCCCGATTGATTGCTTCGGCCTGAGTGCCGTAACGCGCCGTATCGCGGTTGTTCCCAGCGCCCAGGACTGCCCAACCGTCCTCGCGCCGAACCACGTGCTGGTTCTTGCCTGCCATGTCCATCACCTCCTTTCGGTGGCATGCCGAAGATGTGGTGTGTGACAATCGAACGTTCAAGTAAGAAATTGACGTTATGGTTCTGACAGCCTATCTTGTGCCCATGCAGGGGCCGGGAGAAGCCCGACATGCACACCGAGGAACCCGTCATGAATCGCATCGAATTGTCCCGTCGACTGAGGGAGGCACGAGAACTCGCATCAATCAGTCAGGGTGAAGTGGCTGAAGCTCTTGGCCTTCCCCGTACGGCTGTCACGCAGATCGAAGGAGGGAACCGCGCGGTATCCACCATGGAACTTGCGCGACTGGCGGACCTCTATCGTCGGCCAGTCAGCTGGTTCCTCGCAGACGTTCCGGATGCTGATGAAGACGTAGTAGTGGCGCTGCATCGGATTGCGCCGGGCATCGATGCAACTCCGGAAATCCGGATCGAGGTAGACCGCTGCGTGCAGATCTGCCGCGAAGGTGTCAGTTTGGAAGAGTTGCTCGGGCGTGAAGAGCGCGATGGGCCGCCTGCGTACCGTGAGCCGGTACCAAGATCGACCGGGGAAGCTGTCGCTCAGGGCGAGCGGGTCGCTGAACAGGAACGGAGACGCCTCGAACTTGGTAGCGCTCCGATTGCCGACATGGCGGGACTGCTGGGCGATCAGGGGATCTGGGCATCGGTGGTGGATCTTCCTCACACCATGTCAGGACTGTTCCTGCATCATCCGAGCATTGGCATGGCAGTGCTCGTGAATGCGGCGCATGTGCGTGCGCGCCAGCGTTTCTCACTGGCGCATGAGTATGCGCATGTCCTCCTTGATCGCGACCGTGTGGTTGGCGTGAGCAGCGCCGACAACAGCCGCGAGCGCATAGAACAGCGCGCGAACGCTTTCGCCGCAGCCTTCCTGCTTCCCGAGGCCGGTCTCGAGGAAGAGCTGCGACAGCTCGGCAAGGGTCAGCCTGCACGTACCGATCAGATCGTCTTTGATGTGGCGACCGGTGGAAGCATACACGGCCAGCTGCGTCCGGCTCCTCGCTCCCAGACGATAGGCTTTCAAGACGTCGCGTTTATCGCGCACAGGTTCGGCGCAAGCTATCAGGCGGCGGTTTATCGACTGAAGAGCCTGCGCCACATCAATCAGCCCGAAAGCGACCTTCTGTTGTCTCCCGAGCAGGAGGAAGCGGGAAAGGACTACCTACGGGCCTTGGACCTCTTCGAGGATATTGAGGCGCCAGTCAGCAACAAGAGAGGAACCCGAGAGCTTAGGAGCCGCGTGGCTCACCTCGCCCTTGAGGCTTATCGGCTGGGCGAGATTTCGCGAGGACGCCTTCTCGATGTGGGCAAGACCATCGGTGTCGACGGCCGTAAGCTGCTCGAACTTGCCGAGGCAGCGCGAGCTGAGTGACGTCCACCATGCTGGTTCCTCCACCCGTTGTCCTCGTCACAGACACCTCCGTGCTGGTGAACTTCCTTCGGATCGACCGGATGGATCTGATCCGGAACCTTTCACCGCAGTTCCTGGTGACAGACCATGCCGTTGGGGAAATCACGGAGGTCTATGGGGACCAGTTGGCGCGGTTCGAAGCTGCTATTGTCGCAGGATGCTGCGAAGTTTGTCGGGTGGAGAGCGATGCAGCCATGGAGATGTTTGGGCAGCTCACTGGTACGCAGCGCCTCGGTATCGGCGAAAGTGCGACGATCGCACATGCGGTGTCGATTGGGGCCGGCGTCGCGCTGGATGACAGGCGTGCTGCGAATGAAGCCCGCCGCATCAGCGATGGCTTAGTCGTTCTCGGCACGGTCGACCTGACCAGACAAATGATCGTCGAAGGTTTGCTGAGCGTAGAGGTCGCTGACGCCATCAAGGACGATTGGGCGACGAACCACCGTTTCAGACTGAAGATCGGGAGCTTCAGAGAACTTCTTTGACCGTGCACACCGCTCACGCACCAAGGCGGAAACATGCCCACCCCCCGCGAAACCATCCTCGCCGCGCTGCACGCGCGGCTTTCGGCGTTGCCCGCCACAGCCCTGCGCGGTGATGTGCTGCCCGAACGCGTGCCCGCCGCAGGCCTCCTGACCCTGCGCGACGGCGAGCCGGGGGAGCCCGAGGTGACGCTGTCGCCGCTGCGCTACCACTACCAGCACCGAGCCGAGATCGAAGCGGTTGTGCAGGGGGCCACCCGCGACGCCGCCTTCGACACCCTCTGCGCCAGCATCGGCGCGGCGCTTGCCGCCGACCGCACGCTGGGCGGCCTCTGCGACTGGGTCGAGGCGGAAGCGCCGCGCCCGGTCGATCTCCCGGTCGAAGGTGCCGCCAGCCTGAAGGCAGCGCTGATCCCGGTCGTCCTGCATTATTCAGCGGCCGACCCGCTCGGCTGACCCCTTTCACCACAGGAGACTACGATGGCACGAGCCCATGGGGCGCGGGCGCAGATGGCGCTTGCGTTCGAGACCGTCTATGGCACCGCACCCGCTTCGGGCTATCGCACGGTGCCCTTCGCCAGCACCACGCTCGGGTCCGAGCAGCCGCTGATCGCCTCGGAACTGCTAGGCCAAGGGCGCGACCCGCTGGCCCCCATCAAGGACGCGGTCACCGCGGATGGCGATGTGGTGGTGCCGATCGATGTCGAAAACATCGGCCTCTGGCTGAAGGCGGCTTTTGGTCAGCCCACGACCACCGGCACCACGCCCAAGACCCACACCTTCCAGTCGGGGAACTGGACGCTGCCAAGCATGGCCATCGAGACGGCGATGCCCGAGGTGCCGCGCTATGCGATGTATACCGGCTGCGTCTGCGACCAGCTGTCGTGGCATATGGCCCGGTCGGGGCTGCTGACCGCCACGGCCCGGCTGGTTGCGCAGGGCGAGAGCGTCGCAGCCGCCACCGCTGCAGGCACGCCGACCGCGCTGGCGCTGCAACGGTTCGGGCACTTCAACGGGGCGATCACCCGAAACGGCACGCCGCTCGGCAACGTCATCTCGGCCGAGGTGACCTATTCCAACGGCCTCGACCGCATCGAGACCATCCGCTCGGACGGCCGCATCGAAGGGGCAGACCCCGGCATGGCCGCCCTAACCGGCCGCGTCGAGGTCCGTTTCGCCGACACCACGCTGATCACGCAGGCTATTGACGGCACGCCTTGCGAGCTGGTCTTCGCCTGGAGCCTCGGCGCCAACGCCAGCTTCACCTTCACGGCGCACGCCGTCTACCTGCCGCGCCCCCGGATCGAGATCCCGGGCCCGCAGGGCATCCAGGCCACCTTCGACTGGCAGGCGGCCAGGGCCACCAGCCCCGCCCGGATGTGCACCGCCGTCCTCGTCAACACCGTCGCAACCTATTGAGAAGGCCCACCATGCTGACCCTCGACCTCACCAACGTGCCGCAATGGTCCGACCTCATCCCCGGCGTGCGCATCCGGCTCCGCCCGCTGACCACCGCCCTGATGGTCTCGGCGCGGGGCGATCCTGCGATCGCCGATCTGCCCGAGGGTGCGGCGACGGAGGAAGCCGCGCTTGCCATGGCCAAGGCGCTGGCGCGGCGCGCGATCCTGGAATGGGAGGGGATCGGCGACGCCGATGGCACTCCCATCGATCCGAGCCCCGAGGCCATCGACGCGCTTCTCGACATCTGGCCTGCCTTCGAGGCGTTCCAGACCCTGTATGTCGCCAAGGCCCTCCTACTGGACGCGGAAAAAAACGGCTCTGCGCCCTTGCCGACTGGTCCTTCGGTGGGGGCGAAGGCTACTGCGCGGCCTGTGGAACAGCCTGTCCCGACTGCCCCGCACGGCTGAACCGGCCGCTGACGCTTGAGGGCGCGCAGGTCTGGGACCTGGCGCAGCGCCTCGGCGGGCAGATGCGCGTCATCCCCGGCGCGGTGATCGGCTGGGACATGGGCGCGGCGCTGGCCTTGGGCGCGGCCCTCAGCATCTCCCCGCCTGCTATCGCCGAACTGCTGCCCGCCCTCGAGGCGGTGATGGTCCGCCGCGTCAACGAACAGATCGCGGCCAGCCGCGACTGACCCCATTCCGACCGGAGCCCTGATCCCATGGCCGAGAAACGCGTCTCCGTCCGGCTCGCCGCCGTGGGTGGCCGCCAGGTGCGCGCCGAACTGGAGGGCGTGGGCGAGGCCGGGGCGAAGGGCCTCGGCCGCCTGTCGCGCGAGATGGAACTGGCCAATACCCGGCTGGCCGCATTCGCGCGCCGCGCCGGTATCGCCCTCGGGGCCGCCGCTGCCGCTGCCACGGCCTCGCTCGGGCTGATCGTCCGGTCCACCGCGGAGAGTGCCGCGCAGATCCGACAATTCGCGCAGGTCGCCAATGCAACGCCGGAAGCGCTGCAACGCTGGTCGGCCGGAGCGCGGACGGTCGGGATCGAACAGGAGAAGCTGGCCGACATCCTGAAGGACGTGAACGACCGGGTCGGGGATTTCCTCCAGACCGGCGGCGGGCCGATGGCCGACTTCTTCGAGAATGTGGCCCCGCGCGTGGGCGTGACTGCCGATCAGTTCGCCCGCCTTTCCGGCCCAGAAGCCCTGCAGCTCTACGTCGACACCCTGGAGCGGGCGGGCCTCAGCCAGCAGGAGATGACATTCTATCTGGAGGCCATGGCCTCGGACGCCACGCGGCTGATCCCGCTTCTGCGCAACGGCGGGGCGGAGATGGCTCGTCTGGGCGACCAGGCCTCCGACCTTGGCGCGGTGCTGGACAGTGATGCCCTCGAAGCCCTGCGCCGCACCCAACTGGCGCTGGGCACAGTCTCGCTGGTCTTCGATGGTCTGCGCAACCGGATCGCCGTCGCTGTGGCCCCGACCATCGAGGCGCTGGCCAATACCTTCGTGGCGCTGGCCTCCGATGGCGGCATCCTGCGCTCGGCCATCGACACGCTGATCGGCAACCTCGGCCGTCTCGCCTCCTACGCCGCGACCTTCGCCGCTGTCATGGCCGGGCGGTGGGTGGCGGGTCTCGCCGCCGCGGCCCTGTCGGTGCGCGGCCTCGCCACCGCGCTCGTATTCCTGCGCGGTGCCCTCATCCGCACTGGGATCGGAGCCCTGATCGTCGGCGCGGGCGAGCTGGTCTATCAATTCTCTCAGCTGGTGGCCCGGGTCGGCGGGGTGGGAGAGGCATTCCGCCTGCTGGGCGATCTGGCCCGCGAGGTCTGGTCGCGCATCGGCCTTTCGCTGGATGCAGCCCTCGCGCGGATGGCGGCTGGATGGGAGGGGCTAAAGGCGGCGGGTCTCTCGGCCCTTGAGGGCACCATCGCGGGCGTCGTCAGCTTCGGCGACCGGACGGCCGCGATCTTCCAGGGGGCCTATGATGCGGCTGTGGCGATCTGGGGCAGCCTGCCCGGCACCATCGGCGATTTCGCCTTCCAGGCTGCGAACGGGCTGATCTCGGGCGTCGAGGCGATGCTGAACGGCGTCGTCACCCGCATCAACAGCTTCATCGAGACGCTTAACGCGGCGCTGGCCCTCCTGCCGGAATGGGCTACGGGCGAAGGTGGCGTGCGGATCGGCATCCTCGACCCGGTCGAACTCGGCCGGATCGGTAATCCGTTCGAGGGGGCTGCTACAGCTGCTGGCGCGGCTGCGGCGGACGCCTTCTCGGCCGCGCTGTCGCGGACCTACCTCGAGCCGCCCGATCTCGGTCTCGGCACCATGGCCGACGACGCCCGCGCCCGGGCCGACGGCTATCGCGAGGCGGCGGGCATGCTGTCCGACGCTGCAAGTCGGCCGCTGGCCAGCTGGCAGGCGCTGAAGGACGCGGTGACTGGCACGGGGACCGAGGCGGAAACCGCACTCGCCGATGCAGCTGCCTCGGCCGATGCCTTGACCTCCGGGCTGAACGACACGACCACCGCGGCCGATGGAGCGGGCGGGGCCGCGCGCGGTGCTGGGGCGGCAGCGGCCGAAGGCGCGGACACGGCCCTCACCGGCTGGCAGGCCGTCACCGCTGCGCTCGCCGACTACGCCGCCAAGGCGCGCGACATTGGTGGGGATATCGGCAGCGCGCTGGTGGGCGCTTTCCAGAGCGCCGAGAACGTCATCGGTGACTTCGTGAAGACCGGCAAGCTCGACTTCCGGGATCTGGTCACGTCGATGACTGCGGATCTGGCCAAGCTCGCCGCCCGTCGTTTCATCCTCGGCCCGATTGCAAACGCGCTCTCCGCCGCGCTGGGCGGGGCGGGTGGCATCTTCGCCAACATCCTGCACACGGGCGGCATGGTCGGCGCCCCTGGTCCTGGCCGGATGGTCCCGGCGCTGGCCTTCGCCAATGCCCCGCGCATGCACAATGGCGGCTGGGCCGGTCTGCGCCCGGACGAGGTGCCCGCGATCCTGCAGCGTGGCGAGCGGGTTCTCTCTCGCCGGGATGCGGCCGGATACGGCCAGTCGGGCGCCTCAACCGTCAACGTCACGATCAACGCCCGCGACGCCGAGAGCTTCCGGCAATCCCGCACACAGGTCGCCAGCGACATCGCCCGCGCCGTTTCGTTGGGCCGGAGGGGCATGTGAGTGCGACCCCGCAAGTGGGAACCGGTTGCAGGAGCCAGAGCACGAACCATGGAGGAACTTGATGGCCTTCCACGAGGTCCGGTTTCCGGACAACATCAGCCGCGGGGCGCGCGGCGGCCCGGAACGCCGCACGCAGATCGTCGAACTGGCAAGCGGGGCCGAAGAGCGCAATGCCAGCTGGGTCAACAGCCGCCGCCGCTACGACGTGGCCTACGGCATCCGCCGTGCCGATGATCTGGCGGCGGTCGTCGCCTTCTTCGAGGCCCGGAATGGCCGTCTGCACGGTTTCCGCTTCAAGGATTGGGCCGACTTCAAGTCTTGCCTGCCGTCGCAGACGCCCGCCGCGACCAACCAGTCGATCGGCACCGGCAATGGGGCGGCAACCCTGTTTCAGCTGACCAAGCGCTACACCTCCGGCGCGCAGTCCTGGACACGGGTCATCACCAAGCCCGTCGCCGGAACCGTGACCATCGCCCTGAACGGTACCCCGCAAGCCTCTGGATGGTCGGTTTCCACCACCACCGGTCTCATCACCTTCACTACCGCCCCCGCCGCAGGCGTTGCGATCAGCGCGGGCTTCGAATTCGACGTTCCCGTCCGCTGCGACACCGACGTCCTCGACGTCACACTCGACCTCGAACGCCTCGGCTCGATCACCTCGATCCCTCTCATCGAACTCCGCCTCTGAAGGACCGATCCCATGTCGGAACCCACGACCGTGCGCATGGGCGCACTGGCCGCCTACCTGAGTCTTGCCCTCGCGCTGTCGGCGCAAGGCGGGGCCGCGATCTGGTGGGCGGGCACGCAGAACACCCGCCTGACCTCGCTCGAGGCAAGGGTGGCCGAACTTCTCTCCACCTCGCCGCTCTACCACCGCCAGATCGTCGAGGCCGACCGCCGCATCGCGGTCATCGACGAGCGGATCGCCAACATCCTCGCCCGGATTGAGGCCCTGACCGCCGCGCTCGAGCGCCGCCACGACGCTCCCTGATCACCCAAAAGGACCACCACCATGCAGACCACCGACCGGGGGCTTCTGGCCCTGATCCGGCACGAAGGCGTCGTGCCCGGACCCTATCTCGACGTGAAGGACATCTGGACCTTCGGCATCGGCCACACCGCCGCCGCTGGTCCGCCCGATCCGGCGCGGATGCCGCGTGGCATGCCCGCCGATCTCTATGCGGGGATCCGCGAAGCCTTCCAGCTCTTCCGCACCGACCTCGCCGCCTACGAGGCCGAGGTGCTGCGCGCGGTGAAGGTGCCGCTCGCGCCCCACGAGTTCGATGCGCTGGTGTCCTTCCACTACAACACCGGCGGCATTGCCAAGGCCGCGCTGACGCGGCACCTGAACGCCGGGAACCGCGTGGCGGCCGCATCGGCCTTCATGGGCTGGCTCAAGCCAGCCGCCATCCGGTCGCGGCGCGAGGCGGAGCGCGATCTCTTCGCCAGGGGCACCTACCCGACCGGCACCATCCCGGTCTGGTCGGTCGACCGCAACGGCCGGGTCGATTTCTCACGACCGATCCGTCGGCTCACCGAGGTCGAGGCGCTGACCTTGCTGCGCCCGACTGGCACGCAAATGCAACCCCCCGCCCAGCCTACACCCGTGCCCGGCTGGTGGCAGCGGCTCGCCACTTTCTTCACTGGAAAGGAAACGACATGAACTGGACCTTTGCCCGCAGCCTCGTCTATCTCGCCTGCCTTGCTGCTTCCGGCCTCGCCATGGCGGGGCTCGCGGATTTCGACCTGGCGACCGGGACCTTCGACCTCAGGCCCTTCAACCTCTATGCCCTGACCGGAGCGGCGGGCGGTGTCGTGTCCTCGGCACTGGCCTCGATCGCGCTCTGGCGCGGCTGGGGGCGGAAGTGAAATCGCTTTCGCCCGCGCTGCAGGCCCATCTGGACGAGGGCACGACGACGCTTGCGTGGTGCTGGCGCATCACGCGGGCCGATGGGATGATCTTCGGCTTCACCGACCACGACCGGACGCTGTCATTCGACGGGACCGAGTTCGAACCGGAAAGCGGGCTGACGGCGTCCGAGGTGCGGTCGGGATCGGACCTGTCCGTCGATGCGCAGGATGCCCAAGGCGTGCTCTCCTCCGACCGGATCACCGAGACCGATATCCTCGACGGTCGGTGGGACAATGCAGCGGTCGAGGTCTGGCGCGTGAACTGGGCAAACCCGACGCAGCGCGTGCTTCTGCGCCGAGGGGCCATCGGCCAGATTCGGCGCGGGCGGCTGGCCTTTGTGGCCGAGGTGCGGTCACTGGCCCATCTCCTCGGCCAGACGGTCGGGCGGACGTTTCAGGCCAGTTGCGATGCCGCGCTGGGCGATGCGCGCTGCGGGGTGAACCTCGACGCCCCGGCCTTCAAGGGCACCGGCGCGGTCATCGAGGTGCTGCGCGACCGGGCGTTCACGGCTTCGAGCCTCGGCACCTTCGCGGCAAACTGGTTCGCCTTTGGGCTGGTGGAATGGTTGACCGGCGCGAATGCAGGGCGGCGCGTCGAGGTGTTGTCGCATGACTTCATCGACGAGGTGGCGATTCTGACCCTGCTGGAAGCGCCGGTGCGGCCGATCACGGCAACAGATGCCTTCATCATCCGCGCAGGTTGCGACAAGCGCCTTGCGACCTGCGGCGCGAAGTTTGCCAATGTCGCCAACTTCCGGGGCTTCCCGCATATCCCGGGCCAGGATGCGGTCCTACGCTATGCGACGAAGGACGGCGGACACGAGGGGGCGGTGCTGTGACCGCGACAGTCCCAACGGCCGATCCCGTCCACGTCATCGCCGTTGCGCGGTCATGGCTCGGCACGCCCTATCACGACCAGGCCAGCTTGCGCGGGGTCGGCTGCGACTGCCTAGGCCTTGCGCGCGGTGTCTGGCGCGAGGTGGTGGGGCCCGAGCCGTTCCCGATCCCACCCTACAGCCGCGACTGGGGCGAGACCGGCCCGCGCGAGGTTCTGGCCGATGGGGCGCGGGCGATGATGCCGGAGATCGCACCAGCCGACGCCCCATCCGGCGCGCTGATCTTGTTCCGGATGATGCCCCGCGCCATCGCCAAGCATGTGGGCATCCTCACCGGCCCCGACACCTTCCTCCACGCCTATGAACGCCTCGGCGTGATCGAGGAACCGCTGACGCCCGCTTGGGCGCGCAAGATCGCCTTCGCGTTCCTGTTCCCCGCACGTTGAGATTTCCGCAATGGCCACGCTTGTCCTCGGCGCCGTCGGGTCCGCCATCGGCGGGGCTTTTGGCGGCGCGATCCTCGGCTTTTCCGGCGCTGCCATCGGCGGTTTCATCGGCTCTACCATCGGCTCGGTGGTCGACGGCTGGATCGTGTCCTCGCTGGCGCCCGCGCAGAAGATCGCGGGTCAGCGCCTCGACAGCTTGCGGATCACGTCCGCGACGGAAGGCGCGATCATTCCGCGTCTCTACGGGCGCATGCGCATCGGCGGCAACATCATCTGGGCCACGGATTTCCGCGAGGAGACCAAGACCACGACGCAGGGCGGCGGCAAGGGTGGCGGGGGCGGTCGGGTCCAAACGACCGAGTACCTTTACTATGCGTCCTTCGCGGTCGCGCTCTGCGAAGGCCCGATCACCGGCATCGGCCGCATCTGGGCCGACGGCAAACCGCTCGACATGACGGGGATCACCTGGCGCTGGTATCCGGGGAACGAGACCCAGACACCCGACCCATTCATTTCGGCGAAGATGGGAGCGGCCAACACCCCGGCCATCCGCGGAACGGCCTATGTCGTCTTCGAGGAACTGCCGCTCTCGACTTACGGTAACCGCCTGCCGCAGCTGTCGTTCGAGGTCTTCCGGCCGCTGGCTGACCCCGACACGGCCGAAGGGCTGGTCAAAGCCGTGACCATGATCCCGGCCTCGGGCGAATTCACCTATGCGACGGAAGCTGTCCGCAAGACTGTGGGGGCCACGACCACGGTCTTCGGCCAGACCACCGGCGGCACGACCTCGGCCGAGAACCTGAACGCGCTGCCGGATGAAGCCGATATCGTCGTGGCGCTCGATCGACTGCAGGCCATGGCCCCGGCTGTCGAGAGCGTCAGCCTGGTCGTCGCCTGGTTCGGCGATGACCTGCGTGCGGGGAACTGCACCATCAAGCCGGGCGTCGAGGTGGCGACCAAGGTCACCAGTCCCAAGGCCTGGACCGTCAACGGCGTCGCGCGCGCGAATGCGCATCTCGTCAGCCGTGATGCCGAGGATCGGCCGGTCTACGGCGGCTCGCCTGCGGATTTCGCGGTGATTCAGGCGATCCGGGAGATGAAGGCGCGCGGGCTGCGGGTGACCTTCTATCCCTTCCTGCTGATGGACGTTCCACCCGGCAACACGCTGCCGAACCCCTATTCGAGCAGTGCCGCGACGCCGGGTCAGCCGAGTTTCCCGTGGCGGGGCAGGATCACCTGTTCCCCGGCTGCAGGCTTTGCGGGGACAGCGGACAAGACAGCCGCCGCCGCAACGCAGGTCTCTAGCTTCTTCGGCGCCGCCACCCCGGCACAGTTCGCGATCTCGGGCGATACCGTCACCTGGACCGGCCCCTCGGGCGACTGGGGCCTGCGCCGGATGATCCTGCACTACGCCCATCTCTGTGCCGTAGCGGGCGGGGTCGATGCCTTCCTGATCGGCACCGAGATGCGTGGGCTGACCACCATCCGGTCCAGCGCCAGTGCCTATCCGGCTGTGACGGCCTTCAAGGCGCTGGCCGCCGACGTGAAGGCAATCCTCGGGCCCGGCACCAAGGTGGGCTACGCCTCGGACTGGTCGGAGTATTTCGGCCACCAGCCCGGCGACGGCACGGGCGATGTTTTTTTCCACCTCGACCCGCTCTGGTCGGACGCCAACATCGATTTCATCGGCATCGACAACTACATGCCGCTCTCCGACTGGCGCGACGGCTTCGACCATGCCGATGCTCTCGAGGGCTGGCCCGCGATCCATGACCGTGGCTACCTGCAGGCCAACATCGCAGGCGGCGAGGGCTTCGACTGGTTCTATGCCAGCGCCGCCGACAGGTCGGCCCAGATCCGCACCCCGATCACCGATGGCAGCGCAGGCAAGCCATGGGTATTTCGCTACAAGGATCTGCGCGCCTGGTGGTCGAACCCGCATTTCAACCGACCGGGCGGGGTGGAGAGCGGAACGCCGACCGCATGGGTGCCGCAGTCCAAGCCCGTCTGGTTCACCGAACTGGGCTGTCCCGCCATCGACCGGGGCACGAACCAGCCGAACGTCTTCTTCGACCCCAAGTCGTCCGAGAGCTTCACCCCGTACTTCTCCCGCGGCTGGCGCGATGACGCCATCCAGCGCGCCTATCTGGAGGCCAGTTACCTCTGGTGGGGTCAGGGTGCGAACAACCCGACGTCGTCGGTCTACGGTGGCCGGATGGTGCATGTCCCCGAATGCGCCGCCTGGACCTGGGATGCGCGGCCCTATCCGTTCTTCCCCGAATTGACCGGGATCTGGACGGACGGACCCAACTGGCGTCTTGGGCACTGGCTGACAGGGCGGCTTGGCGCGGTGTCTCTGGCGGCCCTTGTGCGCCATCTCTGCCTGCGCGCTGGTCTGGCGGAAAGCCTGATCGACGTCTCCGACCTCTGGGGCGCGGTCGAGGGCTATGTGATCGGGGCCCTCGAAAGCCCTCGGGCGTCGATTTCCACGCTGGCCCGGCATTTCGGCTTCGACGCCATCGAGACGGAGGGCGTGATCCGCTTCGTCATGCGCGGCCGCGCCTCGTTTGCGACACTGGCGATCGACGATCTGGTTGCAAGCCGCGAGGACGAGCCGCTGGAACTGGTCCGCGCGCAGGAGACCGAACTGCCGCAAGCGCTGAAGTGGCAGGTCGCACGCGCCGACGAGGACTATGACGCGGCCCTCGTCGAGGCGCGGCGCATCACTGTCGACACGACGCGCATCACGTCCGAGAGTTTCCCGATGGCAATCCCGCCAGAGGAGGCCGAGCGCCGCTGCCGGCGCGCACTGATGGAAGCCTGGATCGGCCGGGAAAGCGCCACCTTCCGCCTGCCGCCCTCGCGGCTGGCCCTCGATCCGGCTGATGTGATCCGCCTCGCGCATGACGGACGCGAGATCGAGTTCCGCCTCGTCTCCGTCGCCGATGCTGAAGCGCGCGGCATCGAGGCGGTGCGTCAGGACCGTGCGGCTTACGACCTGCCGCCTGGCGATCCACGCCCAGCCTCGCTCGCCAGCCCCGTCGTCTTCGGCAGGCCGGAGGTGGTGATGCTGGACCTTCCGCAGATTTCGGAGGACCAGCCCGCCCATCGCCCGCTGATCGCCGCCCATGCCAGCCCCTGGCAAGGCGAGATCGCGGTGTTCCGCAGCGCCTCGTCGGATGGGTTCAATCTGCTGACGACCTTCGGCAGTCGGGCGCGGATCGGCACGCTGGCCTTCGACTTCTTTCCAGGCCCGACGTCCCGCTTCGATCTGGGCAATGCGCTGGTGGTTGATCTACTGTCTGGAACGCTGGAAAGCGTGACGGACGTTGCCCTCTTCGGCGGCGGCAATGCCCTCGCGGTCGAAAGCGCCGTTGGTCAGTGGGAGATCGTCCAGGCTGGCCAAGCTGAACTGATCGCCGCTGGCCGCTACCGACTGACCCGCCTCCTGCGCGGCCAGCGCGGGACGGAACATGCCATGGGCAACCCGGCCCCGGCCGGGGCGCGGGTCGTGGTATTGGACGCATCGTTGGCCTCTCTGCCCATCGCCGAGGTCGATCTTGGGCTACCGTGGAATTGGCGGGTCGGCCCGGCCGCGCGTGCCGTCAGCGATCCGAGCTATGCCGCGCTGGGCTTCACCCCGTCCGGGCGCGGCCTTGTCCCCTTCGCGCCGGTCCATGTCGAACAGCCATGGCGGACGGCCAGCAGCCCGGGCGATCTGACGATCCGATGGACGCGACGATCCCGCGCGCTGGTCGCGGATGCCTGGGAGCAGGTCGAGGTGCCGCTGGCCGAAGATGTCGAGGGTTATGACGTCCAAATCTTCGATGGGCCCGAGGTCAAGCGCACACTGACCAGCAGCACGACCTCCGTCCTCTACACCGCCGCCCAGCAGACCGCCGACTGGGGCGCACCGCTCGGGCCCGGTCAGATGCTGGCCATCTGCATTTACCAGCTCTCGAACCGCCTCGGTCGCGGCACGCCCGCCGTCGTCACGCTGCAATTCTGATCCCAACCCGCGGGAAGCCCCATGTCCGACACCACGACCCATCTGAGCTTGCCCTACCTTCTGGCGGCGCAGGCGCAGAAGCATGTCACGCATAACGAGGCGCTGCGGCTGCTCGACGCCATGGTGCAGCTCTCGGTCCTAGACCGCACGCTGACTGCACCGCCCGCGAGCCCTGCGGACGGCAACCGCCATCTGGTGGCCTCCGGCGCGACCGGCCTCTGGGCCGGGTGGGACCTGAACATTGCCTTCTGGGTGGACGGCGCGTGGATCCGCCTCGTCCCGCGCACCGGCTGGCTGGTCTGGGTGGCGGCCGAGGGGCTGTTCCTCGTCTGGACCGGCAGCGCCTGGGAGGTCGTGGGCGAGCCGCGCGACGTGTCGGACGCCGTCTTCAGCCTCGTCAATGATGCGGACCCGACGAAGAAGGCCACCTTCTCGCTGGCGGGGATCAGCGCCGGGACGACCCGCAACTTCACGCTGCCAAACACTTCTTCCGAACTGGCGATCCTCGCGGGCACGCAGACCTTCTCTGGCAACAAGACCTTCTCCGGCACGCTGACGGCGTCCGGGACCGTGACCGTGTCTGCGGCCAGCGCCACCATCGGTACGGCGACGACGACCGCCACCTACGGGATGGGCACCGGGGCCACGACCACAGGCGTGACCAAAACCGTGAATCTCGGCACCGGCGGCGCATCCGGATCGACCACCGTCGTCAACATCGGTTCGGCCACGGCTGGCGCGGGCGGGACAACCGTCATCAACACGCCGACTGTGACTTTCGCCAATGCGGTCACGCAGGTCGGGATGCCGCAGGCGAACCTGACCGCGCTGCTGCTCGGCCTCGGCGGTGCCACAGCCGACAGCTACAACCGGCTCTCGGTGAACACACCGGCCGTGCTGCTGAACAATGCAGGCGCGGGGATGGAAGCCACCGTGAACAAGGCTGCTCCGGCGAACGACGCGGCCTTCGCCTTCAAGACAGGCTTCTCCGCCCGGGCGCTGATCGGGTTGCTCGGCAACGACGACTTCGGTTTCAAGGTCAGCCCGGACGGATCAGCCTTCTACGACGCGATCCGCATCGACCGCACCAGCGGCCAGGTGGAACTGCCGCAGCCGACAGTCCTGCCAGGGCTGGCCGCAGCGCCGACCCCGCCGCCCGCGGGGAAGGCGACCATCTACGCCCGCAACCGGGCGGGCGCGCCGTGGATCGACGTCATGCGTCCCTCGGGACGGGACTTCCCCTTGCAGCCGCATTTCGGAGTGAACCGGATCGCGAACTGGTCTCCTTCGGTCAGCACCACGATCACGACCGAGGGCCTGCCGATCACTTCAGTCGGCACCGTGTCGCACCCGACGCTGGCCGCCACGAACCTCGCCGCCAGCATGCGGCGCTGGCGCCTGACCTCCGCGGCTGTCGTGGACTCGGTAGCCGACCAGCGATCTGCAGGCTGGGCCTGCTGGCGCGGAAACGCGGCGGGCCTTGGCGGTTGGACCTTCGTGACGCGGATTTCGCTCACGACGCTGCAGGCGACCGGCATGGGGTTCTTCGGCCTCTACGGATCGACAGCCGCGCTGTCCACCACCCTGACGCTGGCCGCAGCCATCAACTGCATCGGCATCGGCTTTCAGCGCGGCACTCACACCCGCTGGCAGCTTGTCGCGAATGACGGGACCGGCGCACCGACGCTGACAGACATCGGGGCGAGTTTCGCCATCGCCACGGGCGGCGTGCTGACCCTGTTCATCGCCGCGCCGCCGAATGGGTCATCCGTCTGGGCGCGCGTTGTCGACGAGGTGTCCGGCGCAGTGTTCGAGCAGGAGATCATCGCCGACCTGCCCCCCGCGACACAGTTCCTGTCACCACGGCTGTTCCTGAACACCGGCGCTACGGCCGCCGCCGTCGCCTACGACTGCGCCGGGGTTTATCTGGAGACGGACTTCTGAGCTGTCCGATCCGTACACGGGTGCCGGCAAGCTGCTGGTCAACAACTGCTTGACCGGCTGGGCCAGCCGCTGATCGCGCGTTCCGGCTATCGCAGCCCCGCGCACACCGCGCCATGGGTGGCGTGACCCGCTCTAATCACCTCGACGGCGCCACCTTCGACATAGCGAACCACGGCCCAGCGGCCTTCGAGGCGGCGGCGCAGGAGGTTGGGTTCCTCGGCTTCGGCTTCTATCCGCGCTCGGGGTTCGTCCACGTCGACCTCGACCCGGCGCGTTAGTGGGGCGAGCGGTTCCCGATCCGGGCGACTGCCTTCGCGGCGGAGACGCCGCACGCGCGCGAGGTGCTGGCCGACAGCCGCACAATGAAGGGCGGCGGCGCGGCTGGCGTCGCGACGCTGGGCGCAGCCGGGGTCGAGGTGGCGCAGCGCGTCCTGACCGAGACCCAGAGCGCCATCCTGCCACTCGTGCCGTATCTCGATACGCTCCGCTGGGTGTTCATCGCCGTGGCGCTCGGCGGGATCGCGGTCACGATCTACGCGCGGCTCGACGACTGGCGCCGGGGGCGGCGGTGACCTCCGGGCTCCTCGCCATGGTCGCCGGATCGGCATGGGCGCGCGCGGCGCTTCGCTACGGCGTCACCGCCCTCGGGATCCTGCTATTCCTGCTGGCCCTGCGCCGCTCCGGGGAGCGAGCGGGACGTCTAGCCGAGCGCCTTGAAACCACGGAGAAGGCCATTGACGTGCAACGCCAGATGCTGGGAGAGGCGGCTCGCCGTCCTCGCGATCGCAACGAGCTTGCTGAGCGGCTGCGCGACGGACGGTTCTGA